ATTTAATTAATTAATTCATATTTTGTTTTCATTTTGTTTTCAAAATTTGACAATATATATATTAATTCATATTTTGTTTTCATTTTGTTTTCAAAATTTGACAATATATATATTAATTCATATTTTGTTTTCATTTTGTTTTCAAAATTTGACAATATATATATTAATTCATTTTATATTTGAAATATCTTTATATTATTTTAGTTATAGTTATAGTTTTAGTTTTTAAATACAATAAAATAATTAGAGAGAAATATATATATTATTAAACAATTTAAAGAACATTATTTAGTTTTAGTATAATATAAGTATTTCATTATTATATTATAATATAATGTCTTTATTTTTTAGTAACTCAAATTTATTAAAGAAATTTAATACTGCAAATATAGATAGTTGGATACAACAACCTTTAGAAAAACTTACTTGTGATAAATATAATATTTTTTTAAAACCAAATGAAATTAGAAATATGGAAAAAGAATTATTAAATCTTATACGATATTTATTAACTAATAACAAATTTGAAATACCTTGTCAAACAATTAATCCTCCATTCATTTATAGAGCAGGAAGAATAGAAACAGTAGATGGAAAATTTTTTCCAGTAAGTAAAAGTGTCGCTTCAAATTGTCCTACTCCAGGAACTATTAACGAACCAATCTGGTTTTCATTAACACCTCTACACGGATATTTAGGTTTAACACCTAATAACCGATATGGTCTAGTGGCTTGTCGACGGATTAAAGATATTAGTACTGATAAGAAAATTAATTTTCTTATCAATTTAAGTACAAATATCGAACCGACCTGCAACACCACACCACCTAGATCTTATTTGTTATCAAAATCTTTACAAACAGCAATAAATAAAGTTATTTTAGTTTTGATTGTTAGGTTATATTGTAATACATATTCAGAACTTCATCCAGAGGATTTAACTTATGAGTTTATTATAGCAAATGCAGGAACAATCAATTTGAGTCGTACAGTAAATGGGTATGATTGTGATGATCGGTATCGAGGAGGAACAATTGCAACATTATTAGAATCGTGGAACTACGCAGATGGAACAAGAAGTAGTATTTATAATGAAGATAGAATTGAAATAGACGTATTATTTGAAATTTTTAATTTAATTGAAAGAATTATCAATAATTTTACTAATATCATAAAAAAAGATGTTGTTAATATTATGAACAGGCACATGCAGGATCCTTCTTTACAAATAGATTATGATGTTAAAATAAATTTACTTGGTTGGATATGTAAGAATGTACCTCAAAAAACTACTTGTCGCACATTTCCTGGTGAATGGGCTTTATCGATAAAAAATTTTAGTAAACCAATGCGTTATAATATTTTTGACCCAAGAGATATAAATTGTCAAATAAAATTTTATATTTATGATAATACAACCCAAAGAAATTATCGTGAAATAAATATGAATGAACTACCATCACAGACACAGACGTCATCTGGATTTCTCGAATGGATTGGATTCGGAGGATTTGGACAAACAGAGTCGGTAGAATTTGAACCAGAAACAACGATGGAATATTCTAAAAAACCAGAAGATATTAATAGTGATTTATTTGAAGTATTTTTTGATACTAAATCAGATGAATCATTATATACAAAACAACCTGAAGGACTTTCAGAAATAATAAAAAACTATATTGACAAAAATAAATTAAAATATTCTAAAAATGTAAATATATCATATAATGATACAACAAATCCTCTTAAAAAATATGAACTCATACAATTCAACACTAGTAATAATATACCATCTATAGAAAACTATACACAAACTGTAGCAGCAGCAGGAGGTTCTAGAAAAAAATACTTTTTCAAAAAAAAAACAAATAATAGAAATAAAAAATTAATTTATACTGAAAAAAGTAAAAAAAAATATAAATATAAAAAAATATAAATATAAAAAAATATAAATATAAAATAATTAGAGAGAAAATAATATATATTTTAAACAAACTATTTAAAGAAACATATATTATTATTAAACTATTTAAAGAAACATTATTTATCTATTTTTAATTGCGTTGATAAATGTGATATGATTTTTTGAACTGGGTTATCTGGCGGAGATAAAATCGCTTGACAAAAATAAATATTATCTTTCTTAGCTTTTGGATTCTTTTGTGTATATTCTGGACCAAATACTAATGCTCTTGTTTCTAATATATCTATCGTTTTTTTTATTACTTCATTATTTGAACTATCTTTTATCCAGTTATTATCTTTATCTTTTATACAGAACAAATTCCTCTTTAAATCTATACAGTGAATTGGTCTTTTCGAAATACCTAGTAAATCTAAATTCTGAGTTAAACTATTTATAATCGCTTTTGTAAAACCTACCGTTCCTATCTTTAAAAAATCTTCATAACCAAATTGATAATTCTTCATAAAATTGTCAATACTTATCGCTTCTTTACACGTTTCGTTTAAAAATATATTTAAATTAAATATCGTCTTATTTATAGTATTATTATTAGTAGTAGTATTACCAGTATTTATTATATTATTACTTACATCCACTATTTGAACATGTTGTATTTTATTTTGTTCTGCTTGTTGTAATTGTATTTTTAATAATTGAATTTCATTATCTTTATCTTGTAGTTCTAACAATTTAATCTTATCTTTGTATTTAATTAATTCTGATTCTTTTTCTATTAACTGTTGTTGTTGCTTAATTAATTCAACATGTTGTTCATCTAACTCTTGTTTTTGTTGTATTATTTGCTCTTCATATTGTTCATGTTGTTTTTTAATTTTACACGTCTTTTTGTGTCTCGAATGACTCGATTGAGAATTAAATATTTTATCACAATATTCACATTGATTTATTTTAATAATATTGTTTATTTTTTTATAATGCTTATCCGTGTCAAGATGTTTATTATAATCTTTTATGTTATTCGAATTAAAAACACAATTTAGACAAATATATTTATAAACTGGGAATTTTGAGGTAATTTTCATAACTCTATATATGTTATATATATTACCTTCTAACCTTTTTTATGTTATATATATTTCCCTTTTTACTTTCTTTTCAAAAATAATATTTATTTTTGAAATTTATACTTTTTATTTTTTTTTTATCATAACAAAAATAAAATAAAATAAAAGACGACCTTACCATAAAAACTTTTATGCAGTCAATTCACTTTTTTTTCCAAGATCATTTCACGAAAAGTGAAAAATGGACAAATATATTTGTCCATTTTCACTTTTTCAAAAAAACTTTTGAAATAAATAAAGTAAATTTTATTTTTAATTCTCTCCATTTCACCGAAATAGTAATTTTTATTTTTAAATTCTCCATTTCACCGAAATAGTAATTTTTATTTTTAAAAATATAATTAGAGAGATAAAAAAAATGTGGTTCTACCACATTTTTTTTATTTATACATTTACTAAAAATTTTTATATTTTATATAATTTTATTTATTTTGAAATTATATTAACATATAAACAATTTATATAAATTCTATCCAAAAATCTTTTTTAAAATATTTTAATATTTTTCTATTTATTTCAGCTTTACTAACTGAAGTAGCTAATATAATATCTTTAAATTTAGTAGAATCTAATACTTTTTTTATATTTTCTAAATTCTCGATATTATCATCTACTATACCTGTAGCCCATTGTGTTAAACCATATTTTCCTTCTACATCTACAATAAAACCAGTCGCACCACTTCCAAATATAACTTTAGGAACATTAAACATACCTTTGTCTGTTGTATTAGACCATTTAAATGATAATTCATTTAAACGATTAATTGAATATATACAAGGATATTTAAATATTTCACTTTCATTATGTGACATATGAGGTCGTCTTACTTCATATTTACTTTCACTATGAATTATATTAATTTTTTCATTACCTTTTATAATTTTTTCAATAATTTCAAAATTATAGTTAGGAATAAAGTCCCAATCTTTTAAGTTTATATTAATCATTTCTTTTTTTTGTGTTTTAATAGTTGTCGGTGTTTCATATGATTTATTTTGTATTAAATAAATGTCATATCTTGTATTACAATTAAATGTTTTAAGTCCATCTTTTTCATCATGTATTTCAAGATAAATTATTTGTTTTGATTTCATTAAGTCTTGTAATGGATGTTCTGGTTGTCTCCATAAAGATGGATTTACAAATAATAAATAACCATTAAGATTTATCCATTCTTGTAATGATCGTTCAATAAATTTAGTCCATAAAGTATGTCCCTTTCCTTTATTTCCACTATTATCATTATATGGTGGATTTCCTATTACTGCATTAAAAGATTCCATTCCAAACTTATTATTAATATCTAAAACAAGAGTATCACCTGTATGAAAATTAAATTCATAATCTAACTCATCTAATCCACAACAACTTTGAACATGACATTTCATAATCTCAGTAGTGATAAATACATTTAATGCTGTTAAATCGGCATAATAAATACATTCAGACATAATAACACGACATCTGTCAATTTCATCAGGAAATAAATCTTCAAGTCCTTTATAAAATCTATCAAATATTCCTAATACAAAATTTCCTTTTCCACAACAAGGTTCAAATACTTTTTGAGGTGTTTTCCAAAAATTATCTGGAATTGTATTTAACATTTCATCTACAAGTTTAACAGGTGTTGGAACTTCTGCGTTTTTTTTTCTTTCTTCATTAGTAGGTATAAAATGTTTTTCAATTAATTGTCGCAACTTGCGTGCTGGTGCTATGCTATAAATTTCACGAATATTTTGAACAATCTCGGCATTATTGTCAATAATATTGTTCATTATATTTGTTATAATAATATAATCTTGTTCATTTAATTCAATTTTTTTATCTTTTAATAATGAAATTATTAATCCTTTTGTTTTTTCATTAATAAATATATCTTTAAAATCAAATATTTTATATGATCTTGAAATTAATGCTAGTAAAGGAAATAAGAAACTTTTACACATTTCGTAAGTTTGATTAATTAAAAATTCAATTTTTGTATTTTCTATATCATCATTATTGTCATTATCTACAGTTTCAGTATCATTATCATTATTCATATTAATAGGTGCATCAATTTGAGTTTTTGTTTTATCACCTTTAGGACAATCTTGTTGTTCCCCTTCTAAATCTGTATTTATTTTATACATTTCTTTTTTTTGAAAATCTAATTTAATAAATTGTCGCATATCATCATCACAAATTATATTTTCTAATAAAAATGTATCATCTATTAAATTCATCATATTTTCAACTTCTTTTTGATAATAAGACCTAATTTCTAGATTTCTTAATTTACCATTATTAATTTGGTGTGGATCAAATAAGAATATGTTTTGTTCAAATAAGTAATACAATATTTCTGCATTTGTTTTTGTAGTTTTTGTATTTTTTCTATGTTTTTGTATAACATCAATTACATACAAATATGTTCTTTGAATATTCATATCTACATTAATTCCGATTGTTTTACCATCAGATTCAGTTAATGCTCTTGAAAATCGTTGTTTTTGATTATCTAAATGATGTCCATCATCTAATGATATAGTAACATCACAATCGTTATATGTAATACCTACACTACCTTTATTTCCTAATAATAAAATACAACCTCTTTTATTTTCAATTCTAGTTTTATTCATTATTGATTTTAAATATTCATTATAGTCTTCTTTAACATCTCCAGTATCTTCAATTGAATTAGAATATTCAATATTATAATCACTCCATAATGTGTTAATTTCTAAAAATTGTTTTAGTGTTTTTTGTAATAATGATATAGTATTATTTCTTGTGTGAATTGGAAGATACATGATAAATAATAATGGATTACCTCTTATCGATTTCCTTGAACTACGATTAGTTTGTGTATTTTCAATTTGTTTCATAATTGTATTTTTCATTTGTTGAGATGAAATTATACATTCAAAGAAATTTAATAATATTTCCGTACCATCAATAGTGGTAGATAGTTCAAATTGTTCTACATATTCAATCTCACCTTTAGCATTAATTTGTTGTCTCAATGCAAATAATGAACTACAACTATAACCAAAATTAGTTCCATTTTTAGTATTATATGTATTTATTTCTTTAATTAATGTATCTGGAAGAGTATATTTCATTAATACTTGTGTTGGATGCTTTGAATAATCTTTATTTAAAGTTTCATTTTCCAAACACTTTATAAATGTATTTCCGTGACGATTACTCATATATTCAATAATATTTTCTTTATTACTTAAAGTAGTAGTAGATTTTATTAGTTCTTTCATATATGCTTCATCTTCAATTTCCCACTCATAAATACAAGAATGATGAATACCAAAATATTTATTTGTTTTATATGATGTTCCAGATGCAAAAATTTTTAATTTAATATTTTTACAAATGTCTTCCATATCACTATCTATTTCTAAAATTTCTGTTTTAGTTTTATCTGTAGATGAACCTTGATGCGATTCATCAATAAAAATTGCATCAAATCCTATACTTTGTAATAATTTTTTTTTCCCCCCATCTGTTTTCAGATATTGAACACTACAAAAGATTATTCCATTAAATGATTCATCAATTGTATCAAATTCTTCTTGTAATTTATAATTTATATTTTTAAAATCAATATATGTATCTAAATCACTAATAAAACTATTAATTGTTGCTGGAACTGACGTCATAAACAATATTTTGTTATATCCATTTTCTAATAAGAAATTAGATTTTAATAACATAGTAATACTTTTTCCACTTCTTGGTTTATGACTCATAGACCACATATTATATTTTTGTGTTAAAAATGACTGTATAAATTTTTGTAGTGTCATTTCTTGATGTAATTTTTTAACTAATTGTTTTCTTGGTGATAACAAATATTCACCATTAATAAAATCTATAAAATCATTAATATTCAATTCATTATTTGAAAATCTTTGACAAAATACATCTAACGCATTTATAATATCAGTTTCATCAAATAACAAATTATTTTCAATAATTGTATCATGTATTTTTTTATCAATATTTAATTTATTTTTATATTTATGTTTTATAACAACTTTTTTATCTTTAACAATTAAACCAATTTTATAATCTGTTGTTTCTTTTGAAATTGTATTATCTAGTTTAGATACATCTGTTTCACCATATTTTTTTTTATATTTTATTGTAAATGCAATTGTAGTTGTTCCATTTTTTATAGTCATATCAGAAAGATTATTTCCACCACCTTCAACTTTTATTTTTAATAAATCATTAATATTTTTAATTTGTTTTAAATTTTGTAATTGTCCACCACTAATTTCTGTATAATTTATATTATCTATACATTTTAAAATAATAAGAATTAAACAAATAGTTTCAAAAATCCATCCTTGTCTTCTTTCGTCACATAATATTTTTTTTTCCATAATCAAATCAAATAATTGCTGACCGGTTAAATGTTTATTTGACAACATATTTGCAAATACATCTTTACGAAATTGTTGATTAATAAAATATTCTGTAATTAATGAATCTGCTTTTTTCTCTTTTGGAACCTTCTCCTTTTTCTCTTTTGGAACCTTCTCCTTTTTCTCTTTTGGAACCTTCTCCTTTTTCTCTTTTGGAACCTTCTCCTTTTTCTCTTTTGGAACCTTCTCCTTTTTCTCTTTTGGAACAGGTAGTTCTATTGAAACGATACTTGTTTCTTGAACTGAAATTGATATATTCATTGTAGTTTTACTACTTTGCTTTTAAATGTGAATTTTATATATTATATTAAAGTATTTCATTTTTTTTTATTTAATATAATAAATAGTAAATTTTCAAATTTATAAATTTAATAAGAGAGAAAATCATACATTTTGAATTAAGATTTTTCACACTCGATAAATAATTTTCACCCTCAAAACACATTTTGGAAAATGTTCGAATGAACCTATAACTTATAAACTAGATTTTAACATCGTTTTTACTTTTCTCTTCAATTATAATTTAATAAAAAATTGAATTAAAACAATTATATTAATTAAGTTATATTATAACAAAAATGGAATATTCATTAATATCAAAGGAACTAACACGTGAATTATCTAAAATTGTTAAAAAAGATAATGGTATTTATTTTACTCCACCTTCCTGCGTGAATAAAAATCTAAAATTATTACAACCCTATATAAACAACACTAAAAATGTTCTCGAACCATCGTGTGGATCAGGTGAATATATTACCGCATTACATAAATTATTTCCACATTTAATGATTACTGGTATTGAATACAATGAAACCATTTATCAATCTATTTTACAACTGAATAATGAAAACATAAATCTTAAAAATATAGATTATTTAAAATATGAAACTGATGAAAAATATGATCTTATTATAGGTAATCCTCCTTATTTTGTAATGAAAAAAACAGATGTTGATAAAAGTTATCATAGATATTTCGATGGAAGACCTAATATATTCATATTATTTATAATTAAATCAATACAAATGTTAAATGATGATGGTATTTTAAGTTTTATATTACCAAAGAACTTTCTAAATTGTTTATATTATGATAAAACAAGAAAATATATAGAAAAGGAATTTCAAATTTTAAATATTATTGAATGTAATGATGAATATCTTGAAACTCAACAAGATACTATAATATTAATAATACAAAAAACACATAGTTGTAGTAATAATACAGACTTTATTTTGAAAATTAATAATTATACTATATTTTTAAATCAAGACAATAATAAAAAAATTAATGAATTATATAAAAATTCAAAATCATTATTTGAATTAGGATTTAAAGTAAGTGTAGGAAATGTTGTTTGGAATCAATGTAAACATTTATTAACAGATGATGAATCAAAAACACGATTAATATATAGTTCAGATATTGAAAATAATACATTAATTAAAAAAATATATAAAAATAAAGACAAAAAAAATTTTATAAACAAGCAAGGAATTAAACGACCAATGATTGTTATAAATAGAGGTTATGGTGTAGGTGAATATAAGTTTAATTATTGTTTAATAGATGAAACAAATGAATATCTAATAGAAAATCATTTAATTTGTATAGAGTGTACAACTGATTTACCACACGATACATTAATTACATTATACAACAAAATTTTATTATCGTTAAATGACAAAAGAACCATAGAGTTTATTACAATTTATTTCGGAAACAATGCTATAAATACTACTGAATTAAACGATATACTTCCAATATATCAAGATATCTGAAATGCTGGAAATGCGATTCCATTTCCATTCTTCCATCTTAATAATATATTCATTTTATTTCCGTTTTTACTAATACATTCATATCTGTATTTATTCGCATTTTTAACTACTTTATCTATTGTATAATCGTCTATATTTATTTTTTGTAAAATAAATGCTTTATTTGAATAAAGCATGTATATTTTATTTTTTTGTGTAGTATGTAAATAATTTGAAAGCAACTCACTATTTAATTCTGTATTATTTATAAATGACTTTATACTCTCGTTTGACAATTCTTTTGCAAAATTATAAAAATTAAGATCTTCTTCTTTATTCGTACATTTACTACTTTTAATACATCCACCATAATACATTTTTGTGTATTCTTTCATACAAGTTGGTTTATTCGAATGTATCTGCGTCAAGTATTCTTTTTTTGTAGGCATTTTTAATTGAAACATATCTGATAATTTATTAAGAAAATAATCATAATAATAATCTTCATAAGAATTATTCATATATTGACTTGGTTTCATAGGTGATACAAATTGAGGTGCGTCATTTATCGAAGAAACATTAAACTTTAATTCTATCATAAATTCTTCGTTTGTACCATCATCGTAAAATATTCTAATTAAGAAATCATAATTATTTCTCCGTCCTGCTTTATTAATACATTCTACTTTTACATAAAGTTTATCACTTAATTTTTGTAGATAATTAAATATAATTTTCTTCATATGCAACCATTTATTTAGTATATAATAATCTTCTGGTACTTTATTATTTATTATAGCACCAATAATATGTTCTCTGGTTTTATTGTTTTTATCATTAAGTTGTTTTGTTGATAAATTAAAAGCACTAATACTTTTATCATTTAGAATTTCCTTATTATACTTAAATTTTTGTAAATTAAATACTTTTTGTAAATCTTGTATTAATGTCATATCTTTTATAATAAATTTCTTTTTTCTCTTTTTTTTTTCTTTTTTCTCTTTTGGAACTTGCTGTTCTAGAACTGAAACAGAACTTGCGTCTTGGACTGAAATTGAGAGATTCATTGTAGTTTTACTACTTTGCTTTTAAGTGTGAATTTTATATATTATATTAAAGTATTTCATTTTTATTTATTTAATATAATAAATAGTAAATTTGAAAATTTAAAAATTTAAAAATTATTGAAAACAACTAATAATTAGAGAGAAAAATACTACGTTTGGAATTGATTTTTTACATTTGAAATTTTAATCTTATTCTCAAAAACATATTCTAGAATGAATAATATTAACACATAATATAATACATATTTATTTAATATTCAATTTTATTAATTTATATTTTTGAAATAACAATATTATCTACTTTAAAATATAGTTTAGGAAATATATATATTGAATAATAAAAAATTATATATATATATATATTATATAATAATGAGTGGTAGTTATAGTAGAGGTAGCAGTGGAGATGATAATTATGATAGAAGTAGCAGTGGAGATGATAATTATGATAGAAGTAGCAGTGGATCTAGTAATATTACTACTATCAAATATAATAATATAAATCCTGAAGAAAATCTGAATAATGGTCAGAATCCTGAATATGTGTATTCTATTTTAAACGGTAGTGATGACTGGCAATATCTAGGTTATTGTTTAAGTAAAAGAGATAACGAACTAGAATTTTCAGGTTATAATAATGATAATAATAATACAATAACTATAACTGATAATGGTGATAACTATTTACAGCAGACGATTTATGATACTAGTAATCGTAGTAATAATACTACTAGTAGAAATTCTACTAGGAGAAGTTCTTATGATAATAATGGTGGTAAAAGAAAAAGAAAAAGAAAAACTAAAAAAAATAGAAGAACCAAACGTAGATAAATATAAATCTTTAAAGTGTTGCAAAATACAATTATCGCAAAAAGAAGTGTTTAAAATAAATAATATATATTATTTATTTTATTTAAAGAACAATTAAGATTTTTCACACTGAATGAATGAATTTCACCCTGAAAAACATATTTTAGAGTGAAAAATCTTAACTCATAAGGTATTTTTAATTTCAAATACATAAATTTATATTTTTGAAATAAATGTAATTTAAAACAATATATAGATTATACATGTGCGGATTGGTAAATGCTCGAATACTTAATAAAATTTAAATATCTCTCTTTCTAAAAAGTTTTTAAATATTTTATTTTATAAAAAAATTGAAATTAAAAATTTAATATAAAGTAAATGTATTTAAAGCAAAGAAAGATTAAATGTCTTCAATTATTAACAATTCCGAATCCGTTTCAGTTTCACATTCATATATGTATATAAATGCTGATTCAGTATCAGACGATGAAGTTGAAGTTGAAGAAAAAGAAGAAGAAATAGAAATAAAAAGACAAGAAGAAGAAGAAGAAGAAGAAATAAAAAGACAAGAAGAACAAATAATACAAAAAAGGATTAATTATGAAAACAAAAAAAAGACGCGAAAAATAAGAAAAGATTTAATTTTAAAAGAAGAAAAAAAAATTAATCTAAAAATTAAAGAATTAAATCACCAAATTGAATATTTAAAACAATCTTTAAAATCGAAAATTTACAATATTACAATAAAAACGGATGAAGAAATTCTTCAAATATCACAACCATTACCAATTATAGAACCATTACCAATTATAGAACCATTACCAATTATACAATTATTACCAATTATAGAACCATTACCAATTATAGAACCATTACCACCACCAATAGAACAACCTATAATATCATCATTAGAAAAACCTATAATATCACTAGAACAACTTATAATATCACAACTAGATCAATCTTCTATAATATTATCACAACCTATAGAAAAATATAAATCTGCAAAAACAATGGATTATCAAATTGGAGATAAATTTATTATAGGTCATATAGGTAATAAAAAATGGACGATTCAATTTGATGGTAATAAATATGTAGTTATTGATACACAAGATGATAATATAATTATTGGAAATTCTAACAAATCAATAATACAAAAACAATATGTATCATTAAAAGCAATCTATACAAAATATTCTAAACATTATAAAAATGATGTAATTCCAAATAATACTATTTGTAAAAAAACATTGTGGATACAAGAAAGAACGAATTTACAAGAAGAAATTTGTATTTAATATTTTAAATCAATTTAAAGAGAAATTTAATATATCTAAAAAAAACTTTATTAACAAATATTTTTTTTATTTTATATAATTTTTTATACATATAAAGTATATAAAGTAAATGAAATTAATAAAATTTCCAATAAGATATTTACCAAAAAATTTAACAAAAAAAGATAAAAAAACACAACTTAAAATGTTAATAAAATCAAAAAAACAATATAAAAAAAAAATATATAATACACGCAAAAAACTCTTATCTTATAATAATAAAAAATCCAATCATATATTAAATGCTCGTAAAATATATGATATAGAAAAAATAACACCAAATGCGGAATTAGCACTAAAAACTGGATGTGAATTATCAGCATTAAAACAAATTGTAAAAAAAGGTGAAGGTGCCTATTATTCATCTGGTTCAAGACCAAATCAAACTCCACAATCGTGGGGATTAGCCCGATTAGCAAGTTCATTAACCTCTGGAAAATCAGCAGCAGTTGATTATAATATAATTAAAAAAGGATGTAATCATAAAAAAAAAGCATTTATTCTAGCAAATAAATCTAGGAAAAAATATAAATATAAAAAATAACATTTTAAATATTTATAAATTATAAATTATAGTTTATAATATTTGTTAATTATAAATGAGTGATAGTAATACTCCATCACAAAAAGTAATTGATATACAAGAAAATTTACCAAAATTAATATCTACTACACCAGCACCAAGTGCGCCTGCATATTCTTCTATTAAAGCAGCAAAAACAAACCCAAATACTATACCACTATTATCTAGAACAGGACATTCATACTGTTATATACCCGATGATTTTGCTTCATATTCGTGTAAGAAAAATGAGGTAATAATTTTAATTTCAGCACATGGTGAAAATTTAAGTTGTTATACACGTGATTTAGCTACTAATGAAATTCTTTTAAGTTCATTTGATACATTTAATAGTCCTAGAAATATCCGTAGTACAAGAATTATTAGATTACCAGGTATTGGTGTAATGTCTGAGACTATTTCTAATACTGTATTACCTATAATAGTTGAATCTATTACTAAAAATAAATGTAGCGAACATAATTTTAATAATATTTTTCAACTAAATAAAAAGGAGATGGAAACTCGATTTAATAGTCAAATGTCCGCATGTGATTATTCTCGTGAAATACCCGAACAAGAATTTACCACAGTATCTTCTGGTCTTGATAGTAAGTATGAATTTGATAATGTATGTATATTTGTTATTTTTAAAAATCCATTAGATGGTAAAATAATATGTAAAAATATAGTAGTTTCAGAACAATTAATAAATTCATCTAGACCATCTTCATTATTTAATGTAAATAAAGTATTAATTGAAAAAGATGACCCAGATGATCCAGATGAATATACAGATGAATTATATGATAAAAAAAATAAAAAAAAAATAACAATACAAGATGCAACAAAAATATTACTGGAAAAATTAAATATATCTACACCAAATGATATATCTTTTGAAAATATAAATTTTTATAATGATACAAAAGAAACAAATAAATCAAGACGATTATTAAAACAACCATCAAAACGATTAAAACAAACCTCAAAACGATTAAAACAATCATCAAAACGAAAACCCTCATCAACCTCAACAAAACGATTAAAACAATCAACAAAAATAATTCTACCTTCGTTTCCGTCCTTTTTTTATAAACATTTTAAAGACAAAGTAGATTATGAAAAAAATGATGAAACTGAAGATGAATTTGAAGATGAAGAATTGTCAAAAAGTTCAATTAATTCGTTAAAAAAATCAACTGATGATGATGATGTGCAAAATCTTAATGAAGAAGATTTTGATGATGAGGATGATGTGCAAAATCTTAATGAAGAAGATTTTGAAGATGAAGATGATGAAAAAGATGAAAAAGATGAAAAATATGAAAAAGATGAAAAAGATAAAAAAGATAAAAAAGATAAAAAAGATGAAGATGATGAAGATGAAGATGATGAAGATGATGATGATGAGGATGATGAAGATGATGAAGATGATGATGATGATGATGATGATTATGATGATGATGATGATGATGATGATGATGATAAAAGAAAATTAAATATTGTTTACAATGGTTATTGGAAAAGTAATAAAAAATTTTTTATAAAAAAAAATTATGGTATGGTTATACATAGTTTTAAGTTTTCAGATATAATTAATTATGTATCAGATATGTTTGTTGAAATGTGTAATCAATATCCAGAATTAGAAGATGTTTTTAGTTCATTAAAAATAACTGTTATAAGTGGTGCGTGTTCAGATATAAATGATAATTTAATATCAATAAGAAAAAAAAGGTATTATTTGGTAGGTGGTAAAAAATATAAAATAAAATAAAATAATATTTGTTATACTTAAATATCTTTAATAGGACTTGAATCTTGAACTGATTTTGATATATTTGATACAATAAAAAAGTATTTCAATATTCTAAAAATATTGAAATATTATATAAAATAATAATAATCAAATGTCTTTATTATACATTTGTTTATTTTGTTCAAACATTTGGTTATTTTTTTGAAATCGTTCAAAAATTTGTTTATTTATTTCAAGTTGTCGTTGTTTTCTTCGATATTGTAATTTTTGTAAATATAATAAATATAAATCGTGAAATTTTAAATTATATTCATCTTGATAATTCATAATAATATATATATATATATTAATATGAATCCCTAAATTATAATTATATATATTCAAATCATAATGTTGTAATTTTTATAACAGAATTTGTAAAAATAAACAAATTAAATAATATATTATTTTTCTATTTAAAGAACATTATTTAAAATTTATGCTTTTTTGTAATTCTTTTCTTTTTAGTAATTTTTTTCTTTTTAGTAATTCTTTTCTTTTTTTTATAATTTCTTTTTTTACCACCTTTATGAATATCAAGAAATTGTATATTACATATTTTTAAACTATTTTTGGAGTCTAAAATAGCAGGTGTTAAATCATCTAAACTTTTAATAGTATTACTATAACGACAAGATCTATTTATATATGTTATTGAAGGATATCCTAAATAATGCATAAATAATTGTAAAGAATAAGTGTCTATTTTTTTAATAAATAGTCTTTTAGATAATTCATCTCTGTTACCATTACAATTTGTTTTTAATAAATCTAAACACTGATTAATATCTGTTATTTTAATCATAATGGTTGCGTCTTTATACATTAGTCTAATTCCTTGAATATTTCGTTGTGTATCACCTTGCGTTACTCTATTATCATCATCGAAAAATTCCCCCTCTTTTTTAAAAACTACCGATAAATATCCATAATCATTAATTTTAAAAATACCTCTTAATACATCCCCTAAAGTACGTAATTTACAAATATCATTTATTTGTGCTAAATTTAAAAACTTATATGGTTGTTCTTCAATAATTTGTTGATGTACAGCAATTTTAGATGAAAATAAAAGTAATCCCCATATATTTTCGTTTGGGGATAATGATGATCCTGCGGCTTCTTCTGCTTCTTGTTGTTCAACTGTATATTCTCCAAAAGAATATAGAGCGTAATGTATGTCTTCAATAGTTATTTGATTATCACTTTGTCTAGCTAATTGACTATACATATTTAATCGTGGAACAGTTATTTCTGGAATATTTAATTGTGGATTTTTTTTATATTTATCTAGGTAGTATTGGATGACAGATAATTTATCTTTTGAAAAATTTCTACCTAAATCAGAAAATTCTATATTATTTGATCTTGCCATTGTTTTTATAATATCTTGACCACTTTGACTAAATAAGTCCAAAAATTGCAATAAAGAATCCATTCTCGTTTTCTCACAGATACCTTTGGTATTTTTCGACGCACCTGCACTTACATCAGCGAAGTCTATAAATTGTATTACTACAGAATTTTTGCTTGGTGGAATAATTCTGTTTAACTTATCAGTTTTCAATAAAGGTATCATTTCTACACCGTGAGCCGCAACATACATAAACCCTGTATTTGAATTTGCTCTATAACTATTTTCTGGACCACACGGTTGTAGTTTTTGACTCATAGTACCCAAATCAGCCGGTTTTTGACCTATACCCAAATCATCAGTTTGATTCATACCAGTATCATCATCATCAGGTATATCAAACTCATCCGGTTTTTGACCTATACCCAAATCATCTTGATTCATACCAGTATCATCATCATCAGGTATATCAAACTCATCAGGTATATCAAACTCATCAGGTATATCAAACTCATCAGGTATATCACCCATACCCATACCAGTATCATAATCATCAGGTATATCAAACTCATCAGGTATATCACTCATACCCAAATCATCCGGTTGTTGACGAGGATATACTAAATTTGTGTTACCAACTTGATCAATATAATATAATCCATTTGTATCAGCATTATAAATAAAATTACCTACATTAGCTACACTGAATTGTATCATAGAATTATTTAATTGATATGGATATGTATTCACATGAGAATCATCATATAAAAATTTAGTTGTCGTATTAAACCATACATTCTCAGTTATATGTACAAAATCACCAACACCACCCATCATTTTTTTGGATTGTTTTATAAAGTTTTTATTACGTTTTTTTTTAGTGTTTTTTTTAAATATTTTTTTCATATTATATAATTGTTAAATATTATAAGTTAATAATTATATGAAAAAAAATAATACTAAATATAAATAATTTATAATTTATGTATTAATCCATATAATATTTTTAAAAACAGATTCCTCCTCGATCATAATGTATTAACATATCAAAATCTTTTTTACTGTTATATATAAAGTCATTCCATAGTTTTACAGAATACATATAAACCTTACTAGTTGAATGTGGGTATGATACTGATGGATCAATTATTTTTTCTAATATACAAATAAAACATCGAATATCCAATTGGTTGTCTTTATTTTTCATTTCAGTCATAATCTCTAATATTTTAATTTTTAGATTAGGATAAGAAAGTGTCTGCATTCTTTTCAAGAACAACGTATCTTCAAAAAATTCAGTCATATTGTTTAGTTATGTATTTATTTTTAATATATTTTCATTTCATTTTTTTATATAATTATGAAAGGTTGAATTAATAACTGTAAATACATTATCAACATTTACACTATTTCCTAATTGTTTATAACTTTTTTTATCATCATCTAACAATATGAATGATTCAGGGAAAGATTGTAATCTGGCGCATTCGCGTGGTGTAATATATCGTTTTTCTTTTCCATAAATAGGAATTTGAGAGATAGCGACCAATGTAGGGAAATAGTTTGCTTTTTTAACACGTATTCCAGATTGTCTAATTTGAATAAAATGATTAAATATAGTGTCTTTATTTAGTATAATTCCAGCCTGCCATTCTAATTTTCCAAAAATTTCTTTTTTTTGTAAAATAGTAGAATTAGTGTGATACCATTTATCAAATTGTTCTTTATATTTTTCAATTAATGGTTTATTTTTGGTAATATAATCTTGTTTCCAAGTAGGGAATGAGTTGAAATCAGATAGAGAATATGAATGATTAAATGCATAATTAATCATAATAGTAGGTGATATTTTTTCTCCAACTTTAAATTGTTTAATTATTTCATCCCATACAGTCAATACATTTAATATATCATCTTTGATAAAATATTTGTTATCTAAATTTTCTTTTTTATCTAAGAATTGATTAAATTCTATTTTTCCAGTATAAATGGGTAATTGTATTTTAGTGCCATTATAAAAATCATTTCTTACACAAACAAAATACACACGTTCTCTTTGTTGAGGAATTCCAAAATTATGTGGAGAAATTTTAAATATTTGTAATGTATAATTGATTGATGCGATTTTATTTTTAATATATTCTAGAACAAGACCTTTACTAACTTTTAAGATATGTTTAACATTTTCTAAAAACATAAATCGTGGTTTTTTTTCTTTAGCGATTCTAATTATTTCATCAAATAATAATCCTCTATCATCATTAAAGCATTTTTTGTTACCTCCATTACTAAAAGATTGACAAGGGAATCCGCCGCATAAAATATCAAAATCAGGCATTGTTTTTTCGTTAATATTTTTGATATTAGTTACAGGTTCCATATTATAATTATTTTTGTAAACTGTTCTGCAATCTTTATCAATATCACAAGCAAGAACACATTTAGCGCCCATTTTAGTTAAAGCCTGATGAAATCCGCCGATACCACAAAATAAATCAATAAATGTATATTTGGATAAATCAGAAATATCCATATCATTAATATTATTAATAAAAATATCCATATTTGTATTTTCTTCTTTTTCTTCTTTTTCTATAAAATTATTTTCTACAAAATTATTTTCTATAAAATTATTTTCTATAATTGGATAATTAGATTTTTGAATACTTATTAATTTATCATTAAGTATTTGAATTAATTTGGTTTTTGTATTAGATTTACATTTAGTAATACCTAATTCTTGACATTTATTTAATAACTGTATTTTTGAAAATTGTTGAAAATTCATATAATAATTTATATTATATATTTAATATATGAATTGTTATATAATATAAGTGAATTTAATTTATTAAATTGGAGAGAGAGAGATAGGAGATAGTAGAGTAGATGATTTATCAATCTTGTGTTTTTTTTTATGACTAGCTAAACTATTTTTCTTAGTAAATGATTCATTACATATATTACATGTCCATTTTTGATTTTGCATTGATGCGAATTTACTATTTAAAAAAATAGATAGATTAGGCATATTTAAATCTTCAAATTGAGATAGAAATGTTTTTTGCATTTCTTTAAAATTAAATATGATTAATTCTTTTTGACTGATAAAAACTTGAAATTCAGTATTAATTTTATCTAACATATCTTTATCAATATTAATTCCTTCAATATCATCAATTTTTAATTCATTTAATTTATCAGTTAATTTATCAATAATATCAACAGCAGTTTTTATTTTTTCTTCCGAATATTCTACATTATGTAAATAAATCAAAATATTATTATCTTCAATTTCGATAAAAAAGTTGGGTTTATATTGAATACCAGAATGTTGTGACATAAATATACCATTGCATTTTTGTGCTCGAATATCTCGAATGAATTTTTCTACTCCTTCTTTTTGTATAGCAAGATCATAATTTTTATTTTCTATTAAAATTTGTGGTTTATTTTCTCTCTTTAATAGGAAATCTCCTGCTAATTTTAAACTGGAAGATGAATTAACAATTTCAGCAGTTGGATATATTTTATTTAAAATAACTTCTAACATATTTTCAGATGATTTTCCTTTATAATTAGAATTAGTTCGATATTTATTTAAAAATTCGCCTAATTCTTCAAAAACTTTATTTTGACTAGATTGTGAAATAATACTAGATTCTTTTAAAGTTGAGATGTTGGATATGAGTTGTTCTTGATTAGCAGATATAAATGCATATAATGGTTGTTGAAATTGTTGCATTTTAGTATCAATTCCAAAAATGTATTGTTTAAGTGAATCTTCTTTATTTGAAGTTGTATTAAATTGTTCTTTAATATCAGTAATAATAACTTGCTGAAAAGATAAAAAGTTTTCTTTTATTTTATTATTTAATTCTTGGTGTGTTTTAGGTATTTCTTGATTTAATTTATGAATACATAGTTCGGTATTTTTATCTAATAATGTCATTATTTTTTCTATATTTTCATTAGATGATGAAGAAATAATTAATTTCATATTATCAATATATTCTTTATTAATATCGTGAAATTTCACGATAAGAATATTTGTAATAGATGATACATTATTTTGAATATCTTTGACACAAGATAATATTTCATTATTAATTGTATTACTAATTGTATTAGACATATCATTATTAATTTTTTCAATTAAATCTAAAAATATTAAATTTACAGCTTCAAAATTAATATTTTTATTATTATTGTAAAAATCCCAGATTCGTTTATTAGTAATTTCTAATTTATATTTTGTTTCCATTAAGTATAATAATTAATAGGAATATCTTTAAATTAAAATTACATTTCATTTGTTTTCATAATTTGCCAAATAATATATATATATTTCCTATTTAAAGAACAATAATATATATATTTCCTATTTAAAGAACAATACAATATTTCGTAATTATTAAAACAAAATCTTAAAATCTAATTAAAAATGATTAATCCAATTATTGATAAGTTAATAGATAATCTACCTGATACTTTAAAAAATACTGATAAACCTACACAAATCGATCTAATATTAGGAGGAGGAGCATTCAATGGAAGCTATTTGATTGGAGCATTATTTTTTTTAAAAGAAATGGAAAAAAGAAAATATGTTAAAATTAATAGAATATCCGGCTGTAGTGTAGGTTCTATTTTGGGATTATTATATTTAATCGATGAATTAAATTATTTTATTGATACATATAATATTTTTATTGATAGTTTTAAAAAAAATTATAATTTATCAATTATAAAAAATATTAAATATTATTTAAATCATAAATTACCACCTAACTTAATTCAACTAATTAATAATAAATTATTTATATCTTATAATAATGTATTACAATTGAAAAAAAAAGTTACAAAAACATATAAAAATGCAGATGATTTATATGATAAAATTATAAAATCGTGTTTTGTACCATATTTAATAGATAATAATTTTTTATATAAAAATACATATATCGATGGTATCACACCTTACTTTTTTAAAAAAAAAGATAATACACAATTATTATTTTTAAATTTATATACAATTGATAAAATACAAGATATAATTCAAATTAAAAATGAAAAAACAAATATTCATAGAATTTTTTTAGGAATATTAGAAATGAATACTTTTTATATTAAAAATACAAATACATATATGTGCAATGATTTAAAAAAATTATCTATTATATCATACTTATTTAATATATATATTTTATTATTTGAAAAAATAATAATTTATATATTATTTTATTTAATTTTATTTAGAAAAAATAAAATATATAAATTTATTTATATTAAAAATTCAATATTAAAAAATATATATATTAAATTTATAAAAAGATATTGCATATAGTTATTGACAACGAATTATTTGATAAATTAATTAATATAGACACGATAACCGCATTGAGAAATGATTATTGATTTATAATTTTAATAATTATTTAATAAACGATTTAAACATTATATGATATATACTATGTAAGCAAATCATAATGCCAAAAACAGATGCTGAAAAAAAAGAATATAAACGATTATGGTATTTAAAAAATAAAGACAAATATAAGTGCGAACATTCACGACAAAAAAATACGTGTATTGAATGTGGAGGAAGTGGAATTTGCGAACATTCACGACAAAAAAGTACGTGTATTGAATGTGGAGGAAGTGGGGTATGCGAACATAATAAATCAAAATACATATGTGTTGAATGCGGTGGAAATGGAATTTGCGAACATAATAAAAGAAAAGACGGATGTGTTGAATGTGGAGGAAATGGAATTTGCGAACATAATAAAAGAAAATACAGATGTGTTGAATGCGGTGGAAATGGAATTTGCGAACATAATAAAAGAAAAGACGGATGTATTGAATGTGGAGGAAGTGGGGTATGCGAACATAAACGACAAAAACGTGAGTGTAAAGATTGTAATTTTACTCATTATCTAGTTCATTTACAACGTAATCAAATTTATAGATTAGTTAAATTATCTAATCATAAAAAATTACAGCATAGCATAGAATATTTGGGTTGTAATATAGAATATTTTAAAGAATTTATGGAAAAGAAAATGACTGCTTTAATGACTTGGGATAATATACATTTAGACCATATTAAACCAGTAAGTTCTTTTAATTTGAATGATCAAGACGAGTTCTTGAATTGCTGTAATTATACAAATTTTCAGCCCTTATTAGCAGTAGATAATTTAAATAAAAGTGATAAATGGAAAGAGGAAGATAATATATTTTGGACTGCAAATATAATTAATAAAGAATATTTGGATTTATATATTCCAAAATAAAAGTAATTTAATATAAATTCCAAATAGTTTCATTAAATATAGAATTATATATTTAAATACTTAATTCAAAAACCTAAAACGCCTTTTTTTAATATTTAGCAATATAGTTTAGTTAGTTAGTTGCGTTTTATTATTATATTTTTTAAAAACTATATAATAATGAGTATTTTAAAAAATAATAATACAAATTCTGCTATTAAAGAAGAATATATTAATTATGATAATACAAATATAAATATTGATGATAATTTAAATAAAGAAGAATATATTGATATAAATATTAAACCACCGAATTCCATTTCCCTTGAAAATAATATTAATCTAATTGATACTGATGAAAATATTAATATTGATGATGCCAATTTTAATATTGTTAGTGAAAATATTATAAGAAAAATTTCACATTATATATATAAAAAATTTAATTTACAAAATATAGTACATAGTTCATATTATATTATCGTTCATTGGTTGTTTTTGTTTTTTGTCAGTTTTATAATATTATTTAATAATAATGTGTGTGATTTAATTATAGTATTTATTATACTATCACTTGATGCTTTTGCAGTTGTAGTTCTTCACGGTTGTCCATATACTAAACTTGAAGAGAAATATTTAAATATTACAACTGATCAAATTAAACAAAAAATATTTAAAAATTTAGGAATTGTATATAATTGTAGTCATATTTATGAATCTCAAATTGAAATATTATCTAATACAATAATGTTAGTAATAATTAAATGTTTAAGTATAATAATTTTAAATACTTTTAATTTTAAATTAATAAATTATAACAATTTATATGTATAATTAATTTTGTTTAATTGTTTATATTATATTATATTTTTTATATAATATGATTTTAACAAATAATTCTAATAAAGATATAACTAAAAAAGATATAATTAAAATTAAAAATATAACTAAAATTAAAAATATAACTAAAATTAAAAATATAACTGAAAATAAAAATATAACTGAAAATAAAGAAGATATATCTGAAAATAAAGATATATCTGAAAATATAACTGAAAATAAAAATATATCTGAAAATAAAGAAGATATATCTGAAAATAAAGATATATCTGAAAATAAAGAAGATATATCTGAAAATAAAAAAGATATAACTATATATAATTCTATAACAAAAAATTATTTATATTGGATTACTATATTTATTTCAACATTTGTGCTTTCATATCCAAATTTAAGTGGTGGTATAGTAACTTTAATTGTAGTATTTTTAAATTCATATTTTATGCATGTATTTTTTCATTTACATAAAAATATATTTTCAATTATTCATATTCACCATCATAATAATGATGATTTATATTCTATTTTAATTGAAATTTTATTAGAAGGTATAAGTTTTAGTATGCCTACTTTATGTACATATTATTTTTTAAAAAAATATAATTTTTTTAATAGTTTTAATTATTTTAACAATTATTTTAATTTATGGATTGTTATAATGTACACATTATGTTATTTAACTACACATTTTATTAATTATTCTATATTTAATGTAAATAAATTTCATTATTTACATCATATAAATGAAAATACTAATTTAGGACCTGATATATGTGATATTATATTTGGAACAAAAAATAATACAGAAAAATATGTAGAAGATACAAGTCATTGTATCCCAAATATAATTATTATTACAATAATTGTATTATTTTTTAAATATTTATGTAAAAATGAAATATTAAAAAATATTTTATTAAATTTATCAATATATATATTATTAATTTCATCATTACTTGTATTTTTAATTTCTTTATATTTGATTTCAATAGAATAGTTTAGTTTTAAATAAAGCACAACAATAATAGTAAATATTAATTTAAATAGATGATATTTAATATAATTATACTAATGGATAATGCATGGATATTATTTATAGTAATTATATGTTTAATAATTTATAATTAAATTACTTATTTTCTTTATATTTGATTTCAATAAATAGTAAATATTAATTTAAATAGATGATATTTAATATAATTATACTAATGGATAATGCATGGATATTATTTATAGTAATTGTATGTATAATATTAATAGTATTATTACCTGTAATGTTATAATTAATAATTAAATTACTTATTTTCTTTAAATTATAAAAATAATATATATATTTCATTTTTCATTTTTCATTTTTCATTTCATTTTACACCAAGGACTTATTATTATATAATGTAAATTATAATATAAAACATAAAAATATAATAATATATTGATATGGGTTTAATTATTAAATGTAATCATAAAAATTATCATTTAACTTATTCTGAATTCGATTTTATTAAAAATCAACTTTCAAAATCAATTGTTGATTATATTAATATTAATTTTGAAATTAATAATATTGTTAATTTAAAAAAAATAATAAATGGAATTCATATTTTTATAATTAATAATCATTTTACTCCAAATGAATCCTCTAATTTTATAAAATCTATTATAATTATACATAAATTTATTAATTTTACAGAAAATATGTATAAATTATGTAATTTATTTATGTATAGTATCAAATCAAATAATATAATAACTATTAATTAGAATTATTAGTTACAATTTTACAATTGTAAAAAATATAATATATATGTTATCATTTAACATAATAAAATTAAGATTAAAATCTTTGTAAAAAATATAATATAAGTTGATATTATAATGATTAAACATCATAATAATGACTGCTCTTGTGATAATAAACCTTGTTGTAACGATAATAAAAATTGTTATTATGAAACTATTTATTTTAATTTACCTAGTGGTGATATTGGAACAACTTGTAATTATTCACATAAAAAAATAAATATTACAGCAAATGGATTTACTTTTGATGTTCCTATAAATCTACCTACAGACTTATATGGTAATAATTATGGATTAGGTATTGCTAGTGATATAAATTATGAAATAAATAAAAATTCTTTTATACAATTAGATCTTTTAAATTTAATATATTCAGTTAATAAAGATTGTTGTCCTACTATTACAATTGGAAATATTATACCAAATGGTGGATTTACTATTTATGGTTCTCAAACACTTGGAATACCTGGATACATGTTATATACTTCTATTGATAATCCAATAATTCAAACAATAGAAATACCACAATTTTGTAAATATAAATATATTTCCATTACTGCGTCCGGTTCAGATCAATCATCTAGTGTTATTTTAAATTCTATCAATTTTTGTGTTTGTTGTTCTGAATTACCAATAGGACCAACTGGTCCTACCGGTCATATTGGTGTTACTGGTCCTACCGGTCATATTGGTGTTACTGGTCCTACCGGTCATATTGGTGTTACTGGTCCTACCGGTCATATTGGTGTTACTGGTCCTACCGGTCATATTGGTGTTACTGGTCCTACCGGTCATATTGGAGATACAGGAGATATGGGTCCTACTGGTCCTACTGGAGATATGGGTCCTACTGGAGATACTGGAGATATGGGTCCTACTGGAGATACTGGAGATATGGGTCCTACTGGAGATATGGGACCTACTGGTCCTACTGGGGATACTGGAGATATGGGTCCTACTGGAGATATGGGACCTACTGGTCCTACTGGGGATACAGGAGATACTGGAGATATGGGACCTACTGGACCTACTGGAGATACAGGAGATATAGGACCTACTGGTCCTACTGGTCCTACCGGAGATATGGGTCCTACTGGTTTTACTGGACCAAAAATGTTTGATCCAACGTTTTTACATGTAACTAGAATAACAGATCAAACATTATTAATAGAAGAAAATGTAATATTTGATTCTTTATCTGTACAATATGGTGATTGTGCTATTAATGTTCCTTCAACCGATATATTAATATGGAAAACAGGATATTATAATATATATTATAATATTTATCATACGGAACCGTGTCAATTTGCTGTATTTTATAATAATCAATTATACAATAATTCTATCGTAGGTTCTCCTACTGGTGCATCTCAAAATTCAGCTTCAATAATATTGTTTTTAAGTGAAACAGATGTATTATATCAAACATCTGAGTTGTCTCCTACAGGAACAGCAGCTATAATAAATTTTAGAAATCATTCATCTTATGTGCCTTCAGTAACATTAAACGGACAATTAGGTTCAGGTTCAGCTGAACCACAAATAACTGCAGTTGCGGTAATTTCTAAATTACTATAAAATAAATATTATAACATAAAATAACATAAAATAATAAAACCCATTGTAAAAAACCCATTGTAAAAAATCCGACATAAATTTGTAATTAGAAATTGTGAATTTGTAATTACAACTGATAAGATAAATAATTAATTAAATGAATCTTTAGTAAATAATTTAAAAATAAATTATTACACATAAATATATGGAAAATACAAATTGTAATAATTCAGTTTGTAATAATTCTATAATTTCAATAAATAATAAAAAAATAAAAGATTTTTATGATAAAAATTCTAATATAAATTTTGAAAATATAAATTTATACTTAATAGATTTATTTGAATCAATAATTGAAGATAATTCAATAAATGAATATAATTTAAAGAAAATAATAAAAGAAAATCAATTGATTGGAGAGAAACAAATGGAGATTATGTTATGTAATATTTGTCCGACAGATAGAATAATAAAAAATACGAATATGTCAATGCATTGTGATTATATAATAAAAAGTCAAAACAAGCCGCAAATAATGATTGAAAGTAAAGAAACAAATGTAAATGTCGACATAGATATAATAGATTTGTTTATATCATCAATAAAAGAAAATAATTGTTGCGGAATATTTATATCACAGCATAGTGGAATAATAAATAAACCAAGTTTTAAAATAGAAATATATAATGGTAATATTTTGATATATATAGCAAATTGTAATTATGATATAGAAAAAATAAAAAACTCAATAGAAATAATTTATACGTTATATGATAAGCTAAAATTATTTAACGATAAATTAAATCCCACGATAAATGCGTCATTATTAATTGAAATAAATAAAGAATATCAAGTATTTTTAAATTATAAAGAATCGATGATAAAATTTATAAAAGAAAATAATAATAATTTGATAAAAAATATAGAGAATTTTAAATTTGATACATTAGATAAATATTTATCTACAAAATTTATAATATCTCAAAATAATTTATATATACATAAATGTAATTTATGTAATATCTATACTTCAAAAACATTAAAAGGTATAGCAGCACATAAAAAAGGATGTAAAAAAAAAATAAGTATATATAAATAATGTGTTTTGTATATTTACTAGTTTCTACAAATGGTTCAACTTATGTAGGTTCAACTATAAATTTGGAAAGGCGATTAAGACAACATAATAAAGAAATAAAAGGTGGTGCTCAAGCAACTCAAATAAAAGTAAATCAAGGTGAGATTTGGAAAAGAGCGATGCATATATCAGGTTTTCCAGATTGGAAATCAGCGCTTCAATTTGAATGGAGATGGAAGCAATTATCTCGTAAATTATCTATTACAATAAATCCATTAGAGAGAAGAATACAAGCATTAAAGATTTTACTTTCTTTAGAAAGATCAACAAGTAAAGCTCAACCATATTCAGAATGGTTATCATTTCCAGAAATACATTTTGAAATAGATGAAGCAAAAGAATATTATTAAATAGAATTAAATTTTAGAATACTTTCTTTAAGATATTTGTGTTGATATTCAGCGGAAAAATAAGTTTTTGAAAATAATAAAGCATTTTGAGCGATTTGTTCTGCTTTAGAATCATTATTTAAAACAAATTGAATTGCTTCAAATAAATCGCTTAAATCATATTTAATTGGAATATAATGAACGTATGGAATAATTAAATCAGTAAACCAACAATTTGCATTTGATATTATAAAAGGAATACAACCAGTAGCGAATCCCCACATATGATTAGATGCAATGACATTTCCATCAACAATAAAAAAAATTTTATATTTTAAAAATTCAGTATAATGTATTCTCTCTCTAAAATATTCATTAGGAATGTTTTTATTTTCACTCCACCAATTTGAAAGACGAACATTGGTGGATATTTCAATATTTATTAGTTTTTTTACGAAATTGACTCGTAATGAATTTGAATCACCTATACCAGAACATCCTCCTCTCCAACATAATTCATTGCTACGTTCATTCCATTTTAATAAATTTTGTTGAGGGAAAAAATATTCAATTCCATTTTCAAAAATGTCATCATCTAAAGGTATATAAATATAATTTATATTAGGATCTTTATTAATTTGAGATAACACACCTAAAAAAAATATTTTATTTTGTTCTTTTGCTTCATCAATATAAGGTTGTATTTCTACATTCCAATTTATATCATTATATTCATTATAATTACGATTTTGTGTTATATTTCCATCACTATGAGGTATTAAAAAAATACTATTTTCAAATAAACACGATTGTATAAATTGTATAATAGGTCCATTTTTTTTAACTTTTGAAAACAATCCATCCCATAAAGTATCATAATAATTATTATTATTAATTAATTGTCCATCTTTAAAAACAATATTATTATTAGTCATTTAAATATTATTTATAAAATAATATTTAAATCATTTATATTTTTATTTCTTATTTATTATTATTATTATTATTTATTATTTATTATTTATTATTTATTATTTATTATTTATTATTTATTTATATAAATATATATTATGCAAAAAAATGAAGAAGATTATGAAGAAAAAACAGATGATGAATCAGAATATAAGGAAAAATTTGAACAGACTATGAGACAGACTGAATCCGATAGAAGAAAATATGCACATCCAGATTTTAATGAAGAAAGTTTAGATTACTGTAATGCAAATATTGAAAAAACAGTAAATTCAAATAGTGGTATTTTAGGTATTATTGCACATAGTAAAGAAACAGTAAATTCTTTAAATATAAGACTTTTAAATACTAATATTAGAGAAAGTATTAATTCTGTAATAATACAATTTGTAGAATTTAGTGATGTAAATACTCATACATTATGTGATACTAGATCAAGATATATAGAATTAAGAAAAATAATACAATTATTTGAGGATAGTGGATCAGATATTGTAAAAACTATGGCAAGATTAGATAGTTTAGGGTTTTCGGAATTAGGAAAAGAAATAATACAAGGTAAAAAAACGGCAAATTTAGAAGTTAATCGAATATTAAAAAATCCCGATGCTGCAGAATTATATACTACATTAACAAAAAAAAGAGAAAATTCGTTGATTACAATAGAACATTTACCTTATTCATTTTTTAAATTTGAAGCATATAGAATTGAAGAACAACCAAAAGGATCCGACTTTTCAGCATTAGCTTTATTTTCATCAAAAAATGAAGTACATAATAGAATTATTAATGAAATGCAAATGCCAGACGGAAGTCCAATCAAATTTTTAAATTTAATCCAATTCGATCATATTTGTAAATTAGGTAAAAGTGTATCAGATATATTAAAATGTATTCTTGCGATAAATAATAGTAGTTATCTTCAACAATATGGAATTATAGAAGTTGGTAAAGATGATTATAATTTTCAACACGAAATAAGAATTATACATAAAGTATTAGGTAGAATTAATATATCATTGGTATTAAGAGAATTAGAAATATCTCCAGAAAGAGAATTAGAATTATCTCAACAATTATTAATTTCAACAATAGATAGTTATTCACTTCAATTATTTATGCATTTTTTAGGATATAATTCAATGACATATGTAAATAGAGCGTGTCGTAGCAGTGATATTTTATCATTACACGATTTACGAGACTTTGATATGGTAGAAAAAAATAAATTAAAAATTTGTTCGATTCGATTACATGGAAGATATAGAGATACTCGTTATACAGGTAGTTATACAGCAGGAAATAAAAAAAGAAAAATAAATAAAAAGAAAAGTGTAAAAAGAAAAATAAAAAATAAAAAAAAGAGTGTAAAAAAAAGGAAAAGAATAAATAAGTAATTTATAATTTATAAATTATAAATCTGATTCATCAAATGTTTTTTGTAAATATTATTTATAATATTTAAACTTAATGTTTCAATGTTTTATTTTTATTAAATTTAGATTTCAATGTTTTATTTTTAATATTTTTTTTAATAAATTGTAAAATATCTTTTTTTTGAATGAGAATCATATCAATAATATTTCTAAAATAAGGTCTAAATTGTGAACGCATTTTATGAATATCATTAATACAAACCCACTTAATTTCATTTTTTTCGAATATTTTACTTTTTTTAATAATTGTTTTACTTAAATTGTGTTGAATGAATTGTTGATTATTATTAAAAAAATAAGGTAACCAAGGATTATATTTATAAGGAAAAATATGCATACGATATGTATTATGAGTATTACTGTCATAATCAATATTATATGTTCCGTATTTAGTTAATAATTTATAAATCTCAGTTTGATTACCTAAAAATCCAGTAAGTTCTTCAGTTGCTTCTCTAATAGCAGTTTTAAATAAAGATTCTTTATTATCAGTACCTCCTCCAAAATCAGAAAATCCTGGCGCAGAATCTTCATATTTATTTTCTTTTCCAAATAAAAAATATAATTTATTATTATGTATTGTTGTAGGTAATATTCCGGCACCCATATTAAATATCAATATATTATATTTATATATTGATATTTAATTTAATAACTATTTAAAAGTGAATTTACTAATTTTATACTACCACAAGAAGAAGGTTCAATACCCAATGTAAAATCTTCCGGTTGTGTTAAAATATTACTTATTTTAAATACACTACTAATTTTATTTTTAGGATTTTTTGCATAATTATAAATCATTTTATTCCATTTATTAATTATAGAATGATATTGTTTATATATTGAATTATTTGGATAATAAATATCTAAAAGAACGATATTAGAATTGGAGAATTTATGTTGAATTTGTTTAACTAATTTTTTATATTCTGTAAAAATAGTTTTGATAATAGTGTCATCTTTATTAATGTTTTCAACATAATTATATAAAATATTATTTCCTCCAATAGAGAGAAAAATAGTAGTATATTTATTATTTAAATTATCATTAATAGAATTAGAATTAAGTTGATTATAAACATCATTAATTGTAGAATCATCCATAGCTAAACAAATAATTTTTCCATTAGTTCTCTCTATTAATAATTGATTAACAGTATTTTCATTATCTACATATGCGTTATTATTAAGAATACTATCCCCCAATAAAATAAATGTTTGTTTATTAAAATTAGAATTGAACTGTTCTGTATAAGTATTTTTATAAGTATTATAATAAGAAACAATAAAAATAAAAAGAATTAATAAAAATATATATAATTTGAAATATTTCATATATATTTATTTATAAATAATATTTTATGAAATAGTATATTGAATTGAATTAGAATAATTCGGAGTTCCAGTATATGAAATATTTACTCCTGGACTAAAATTTCCATTATAAATATTAACAACTGTAATATAATAATTTCCCAAAGGTGCATTTATTGGAACAATAAATGAAATATTAAAAGAACTATAAAAAGTAATTAATAAATTAAAGGTGATAAGATTGTTTAAATTTCTAAATTTAACATATGTAGTTCCATATACAGGAGGTAAAAAATTGGTGCCATTAATATAAACAACAGTATAATATCCAGTAATACTATTATTGATTGAAATAGTATTAATAGTTGGTGTAAAACTAGGATAACCATTATATTTGGAACAAATATTTTTATTAGTATTTGTAGTTGTATTATTTGTATTATTTATATTATTTATATTATTTATATTATTTGTATTATTTGTATTATTTGTATTATTTGTATTATTAAAAATGAAATTCATTAATTATATTAAATATATATTTTAATTAATGAATGAATTGAATAAACACTTTTTTTAGATTACATATTATGATATTTATAATTAATCAAGTGAAGACAAATCATTGTCAGATATATTATTATTAATTTCTGTAACTATATTATATATATTCAGAAGTAATATATTATTATTTTCAAAATTATAATAAGTATTTGTAGAATCAGGAAATATTTTTTTATTAAGTTTTATAACTGTTCTATATATTTTTTTAAGTAAAGATAAATCACACGGATCTGATGTTAATGGTGATACTGGTGTTAATGGTGATAATGGTGATACTTGTGATGTTAATGGTGATACTGGTGATAATGGGTATGGGTATGTTAATGGTGATAATGGTGATAATGGTGATGTTTGTGATGTTAATAGTGATGATAATGGTGATGTTTGTAATGTTAATGGTGATGATGATAATGGTGATGTTTGTACTGTTAATGATAATGATTGTGGTCTATAACTTTTATTTCTTATTTGTTCTATTTTATTTTGTTCTTGTTGGGTTAATTTGTCAAATCCATAATAAATATTTTTATTAACTAATACAAATTTATCATCTTTTGTTTTATTATTTTTTCCAAATATTTTATATAATTTTTCAAATTCGATTTGTTCAAGATCAGTTAATGATGCATTTTTGTTTTTATCATATAAATTAATATAATTTTGCATATCTGTAACTCTTTGTTCAAGTCTTGTCAGCTGATTTCTTAAATTAATATCTATTGTAGTTGTATTGTTAATTCCAAATACTTTATCTAATGTATCAAATTCTATTTGTTGTTCTTTAGTTAATAATGATGTATTTTTATTATAAAATAATTCTAAATATCTTTCTTTAAGTTTTTTTAAAATTGTAGGATTAGTAGGATTAGGTTGTATAGGATTAGGTTGTATAGGATTAGGTTGTATAGGATTAGGTTGTATAGGATTAGGTTGTATAGGATTATTAGGATTAAATATATCATTTAACATATCAAATTCTATTTGTTCCAGATGAGTTAATGATAATGTTTTTTTTTTATTAGATAATTCTAAATATCTTGTATTAAGTTGTGCATTATTATTATTAATTTTAGATAACATTTCTTTTGTTTTTATTTTTTGTGCGAAATATTCTTTTTTTGCTAATACATATCTATCATCCGTTGTCTTATCATTTTCCCCATATGCTTTATATAATTGATTAAATTCAAATTCTTCACTTTCAGTTAATGGTTGATTATTTATTTTTTTATCATATAATTCAATATATCTCTTTGCGAATTCATCATCAATATATAATCTATTTTTTCTTTTTATAGATTTTAATCTATCAAGTGTTTTTGTATCAAGTTTATTTATAGTATTATTTTGTTCTTCTACAATCAAGTTATTATATTCATCTTCTTCTGTATCATGAAAAGGTTGTATTAAATTATAAAGTGTTGTAAATTCAGTATCAGTTAATGAACCATTTTTGTATTTCGTAAATAATTCATAATATAATAGTTTATCTTCTTTATTAAAGAATCTACCACCTTTTTTAAGTTTTAAAGAAATATTATTTTTAATATATTTTTTATTTTGTGTTATATTATATTTAATATATTTTTTATTTTGTGTTAATTTTTTATTTTTATATTTTTTATTTTTAAAAGTATATTTCATTAAATTACAAACATATTTTAATTAATTGCGAAATCATCCAATTTCATATTGATTTTTCCAGTAATACTGGATCTAGCTATTTTATACATTAAATATGCAAAACAAGTTCCGATTAATGCGCCAATAATACATTGAAGTACTGTATGAAAATTAAAAACGACTCTTTGACTCATAATTAATAAAGAAAAAAGTAAATAAAAATATAAAACATTAATTTTTTTAATTGATAAAAAAATAAAAATAGTAGAAAAGAGAGAAGATTGTGAATGACCAGAAGGCATTCCAAATATATCGTGAGGAATTCCATTTTTAAATATGAATCTTTTACCATTAGATAATGCTAAATTAAATATTTTAATATCTTCAGAAGGTCTAGGTTGTTGTATAATTCCTTTAATAATTAAATTTAAAATAGCATTAAAGAAAAATCCAATAATATAATAAAATAATAAATATTGTTTATTCCATAAAAGAATAATAGAGAGAAAAAAAAGAAGAAAAGGTCCATTAGTTCCCAATCGATTCAATAAATAAAAAAATATATTCATAACATAATATATTATTAAATATTAATTCATTGTGTAAGGGGGTATAATACCCCCTAATATTGATATAAACAATCACAAACTAATGTGAAACACCAGTCATTTCCATTTAAGTTTAATACATTACCTTTATCATCTAATAATTGAATAGCCATTCTATCAATATTAACTGGTCCAAAATAAGTTCTAGTATTCTCTTGTAAAGAACCACTAAATTCAACTAATAAAGAACCAGTCGGAACACCAGTTGATGTTTTAATAGGTAATACACCCATAATATCAGATGATGTAGGTGCTTTAGCTAAATAATTAGTTAAATTGTTTTTATTTTTATTAATTTCATTAATAGTGTAAATTTGTGATTGAGTTAAAGTTCTAGGTGCACTAGGTAAAATGAGTTGAGTTGAGGTATATTCTTGATTATATTTATTGGCAATTAATAACCCATTTTGACTATTAACAGTTTGATTATCAAATACAGATTGCTCTATAACTTCATTAACTAATTGTTGTAAAGTATTTGTTTGTTGTGCAGGTGTAATACAAGTATATGGTAAATCTAATGAATAATAGTTGGGTATTTTTAAAGTATGTGAATATTGTGAAATAGAAACAAGACTATTATTAACGTGATTTTGATTATAATCATCAATAACTAATATTAAATATTTGGTTCCATTTAAATCTAAAATAGAAGATGCTGTATTTCCACTAATTTCAATATTAAAATAAGGTAATTTATATCCCATAATCCATCCTAAAGTATTATTAAAATAATGATTATTTTTACTTTTACAATTATTATTACATTGTAAAATTCCAGTAAAATCATAAAAAATAAGAATAGTTGTAGTATCTAATATAAAAGATGGAAATATATTTAAAGGATCATTAAATGTTCCTCCATATAAGAATAATGTAATAATTCCATTATTACTATTATAATAAACAGGAGAATTTGAATTCATACTAACATCATATAAAGGTATATTATATGGAGGAAATGTGAATCCGGCTAATAAAAAAGAAGTATTTAATTGTGCTTGAAATAAAAGAGGAGTATAATTCCCAGGAGGTATAGAAATAGGAATAGAATTATTATTAGATGAATCAATAATCCAAAAACAGGTATTTCCATATGCGGAATCAATAACATACCAACTGAACGGAATTTGATAAGAATATAATTTTAAATTTAAAACATCTTTTAATGTATCAGAAAGGTCTAATGTATAATCAGTAGATGTAGAATCTACTCCAGTAGTATATTGTCTGAATTGACTATCTAAATTAACAAATCGGTTAATAGTATTTTTAAGATTAGGATTTAAAGAGTCTTGTTTAACAGGTAAAATAAATGTATCGGTAGTTGCAATTTGTTCTCTATTCATTGGATTGTGTGTATTTCCAAAAACGTTAATTTTATCTTTTCTTTGAGTGATTTTATTTACTTGATTTTGTTCACTTTGAGTAAGATATTCATTTTCATTCCATTGTGATTCTTGTGTATCACCAATAGGATAAATGGCGTCATCATCATTAGTCATATTTCCAAAACTTTCGATATTATTATTATTATTATTATTATTATTATTATTATTATTATTATTAGGATTGACAATAATTTTATCAAATGTATCATTATGTTTATTGTCTTTAAGATTAGACGCATATTGTAAAAGTTGACTTTGAATATTTTGAAAAAAAACAGAAATTGTAGGATTTTTATTTTTAAATTTATTAATATAAAAATTTGATTTTTGTATAATTTCATTTTCATTAACATTTTCATCTTCAATACCGATGATTGAGATTAGTTCTGAAAGAGTATAATTTGATACATTTGTATCGATATCTGTCATATTATTTATAATTTATAATATAATTTATATTTAATTATAAAATGATTAAATATATAATTTTCTCTCTAAATTATTTAAATAAATAATTCGGAGATATTCTTATACGTGCGTTATTTTTAATAATTGCTTCAAAATGAAACGCACGATGTTCACAATCTTCTTTATCATCTTTACTTAAATCAAAATTTTTACAATTATATTTTATATTTTCTTTTATCAAATATTCTAAAATATAATCAAATCGTAATCTTCCATCATACTTACAATCTATAAATTTATTTGTTATATAAATAGAAAAACCATTAAAAGCAGATAAACACGGAATTAACTCATTTGATGGAGTATTATTTATTATATTCGTAATATATTTTCTACTTTCTATTAAACAATTTAAATGAAAATAACTTAATATATAAGGACTTATTGAAAGAGCCCATATATCATAATAATCTTTTGGATGATGAAATGATAACGCATCCCAATCTTCTCTCTTTAAATATGATTTAAATAAATCTAAATTAATATTATAATTACACACATCATCACAATCCATCATTATAAAATATTTATAATCTATATAATTTTCTTTTATAAATGTTAAACAATGATTTCTACCTAATGCTAATCTATGAGTTCTATAAGGTAACAATTCATTTTCATTAATATAATATTGAAATTTTGAATTACGTAGTTGATATTCTTTTAATTTTTGTAATGTATTATCCGTTGATTTATCATAATATAAAAAAATAATATAATTATCAAATATATTTCCGAATTGTTCCATATTAGCAAATATTTTATCTAAATATCTTCCAACATTTCTTACAGTTCCACATATACAACAATTATTCATATATTTATTAATTATTATTATATATTTATTAACTATTATTTCTCTCTAAATTTTTATAATGAAAAATAAATAATTTATAAATTTCTTTTTTTATATTAATTCCTTGACATATATCTAACTTTAATATTTTCTCTGGAAATATAGTTAAACCAGTTCCTCTTTTTGAATGAGTTTTACCTTTAAATAATATTATTTCTAATACATTTATTAATATTTCATTATAACTCATTATTGTGTCACGATTTATAAAATAATTACCAATATAAATATATCTATTAGTATTTCCATCTGTATGAACTTTATAATATCTATTTGTTACCGTTTTATTTTTAATTAATCCTATACCTTCAATTTTATTAGTAGAATTATTCATTTCTATAACAAATACATTTGAATCATAATAAATCTTTGAAGATAATTCTAATGGAACACAATACATACAAATAAATCCGTGTTTTTTTCTATATTCGTAATTGCAATCACGTGTTTCATTATTAAATCTTCCGGTAACAATTGTATACATTTTGTATTAATCAAATTAAATAGAATATAATATTATTTATATTTAAATACAATTTCAATTTTATTTAAATATATAATATAATGAATTGTTGTATATGCGGACCTGTAAAAAATGTAGGACGTTATTTATCTAAAAATTTAGATAATATAACAAAAATCGGTTCTCTTTTCAATGATTATAAAATTGTTATTTTTTATGATAAATCAAATGATAATACACTACAAATATTAAAAGAATATCAACAAATCAATTCTAAATTATTATTTTATGTTAACAAAAAACCTATATCAACTTTTAGAACACATAATATAGCAATTGCACGAAATTATTGTTTAAATTTTGTAAAAAAAAATGTACAACAATTTCCCTATTTTATAATGATGGATTTAGATGATGTAAATTGTAAAGAAATAAATTTAAATATTTTAAATAAATATTTAAAGAGAGAAGATTGGGATGCATTATCTTTTAATACAAATCCTAAATATTATGATATTTGGGGATTATCTATTCATCCATATTGTTTTAGTTATAATCATTTTGAAAATAATAATAATAATTATACAATAATTCAAAATTATATTACCGCTCTTTTAAATAAATTACCACAAGATCAATTATTACCATGTATCTCATCATTTAATGGATTTTCTATTTATAAAACAAATAAGTTTTTGAAAACTTATTATGATGGAAGAATTCGAAAAGATTTAATTCCAAAAATAAATATGCAAGCCCATATGAATATTACAAAATCAAAATTAGTATACAAAAAATATATCACTGTAGATGGAAGATATGAAGATTGCGAACATCGTGCATTTCATATTCAAGCCAGACAAAATAGTGGTGCAAGAATAATGATTTCTCCAGAAATACTTTTTAATTAATAATTACTTTTAAATACTTTTTTTAATTAATAACAAATACTTTTAATACTTTTTTTTAATTAAAAGTATTATATTTTAAATATGATGTAGAAAAAAATACTCTACGATTATAATTATAACCAGCTAAATGTACTATAAATGCTTTATCTGTTAATCCATATTTAGATTTATTCTCAATAGTATTACTGTTTACATCACATTTATTATCCTTATGTAAAGGAAAAATTTGTAAAATTCCATATGGAATTATTATACTATTAACTTTTAATCCATATAAATTTTTATCATACATATATCTAAGAGAACCTTGATCTAAAATATGATATGAATTATTACGTATAATATTTTTATTAGTATACCATTGTTTTAAAATTTCAACACTAATAGGTGATTTTTTTACTATAATAACTCCAGTATTAATATCACATTCATTTACTTTATTTAAATCTGCACTTAAAATAAATAATTTATCCGAATGTTCATTTATTATATTTGTAATTGGTGGACTATCTTTTAAAAATAATGCATCCGCATCTACCCATACAACATAATCAAAAATTTGTAATTGCTCTATCATTAATGGTATTCTCTCCCAATGAGGTTGCATATTTGTTTTTTTAATATTAGATTTAATTATACTGTAACCATATTTATCACAATATATTTTATTAATATTATAATTTACTTCCGCATATTCTTTAATAGAATCATCAAACCACATAACTATACATATATTATTTGTCATAATTATATTATATATTATTATATTTTTTAATTATATAATGATTCATTATTTTATATAATGTTTTTTATTTATATAATGATTCATTGTATTTGCTATAATGTTTTTTTTTATTTATAGAATACATTTTTGTATGATCCGAATTTGAATAAGTGAAATAACTGTAATAATCAATAGAACGATGTAAAATGACATTATTATTTTCAGATCTATACATATTAATTGCTTTTGTAAAAGCATCTGGTCCTGTAACATTTAATATTTTTTGTTTGGTATCTATATTAGTGGTTCCTCCAATTGAAGGTTCATATTTAATTTCAATATAATATGTCATTAAATTAATCATTTTTAACAAATAAGGATGATTTGGCGCAAAAATTAAAACCCATTGTTCATAAGTAGGTGTTGTTCTCCACGTTTCCAATTTTCTAGGTAAATCTAAAACACAAATATCATTTTTATTAAGTAATTTAAAAATAGGATACTTAATAATAGATTTTATATCTAAATAAATTCCTCCTAATTTATATAAAACACAATATCTAAAAAAATCCGCTTTCATTGCTCCATAAACACTATTAATATTATTATATGCATTATATATTTTTTCAGGATAATTTTCTTTAATAAAAGTATTACAATCATTATCATTGTAAAATAGAAATTTACATTCAGGACATCTTTTTTTATTTTCACTAATAACATTTACTATTTCAATAGGTAAATTAGTATTAATAAAAGTTTGATGAATTATATTGGGTATTTTATACCCATTTTGAATGGATTGTAACATATAATATAATAATATTTAAAATATTAATATTCTCTTTCTAATTTATCACTTAAAATAGAATATCTTTGATTTTCTAAACTTTTTTCTAATTGAATCCAAGGAGAAATAAATTGAAGTGCTTCAATTCCTTGTTCACAAAATAAATTTAATAATGCAGGACTAAATCCAGACATCATAGATACATTAAGTTGAGTAGATAATGATGGAAAACCTGAAGTATTTTTCAAATTCCAAAAAAGAATATGAGGCGGATTATATGGTTTTCCACAAATAAGTTTTCCTGCTTCTGCATATTTAATTTTAATTGTTTCATAAACGGTTTTATATTCATTTTTATCAGCACAATCAAATTGCATATCAGATAAAATAACAAAAATCATATCTTTTACATCATCTGAATTCATTTTATTAGTTACAATTGTATTTAATATTAAATCAAAAGCAGCATATAAATTAGTATTTCCTCCCCAATCGGATTTCATAATAATTTCAGTTTGAGAAACAAAATCTTTATATGGTTCTAAATTAACCCAACTAGGAGAATTCGAAAAAGTCATTATTCTTTTACCCAAAATAGATTTTTCGGCAATTCTAATACCAAGAGCAATTGCAACATTCATCGGATCTCCCTCCATTGATCCGGAAACATCTACCATAGCTATCATTTTTCCAAAAGAAGTAGAACAACTTGAATTATCACGCCATTGTGAATTTAATAAATCTGTTTTTATTTTAGTGAATTGATCTTTAGGAGATTTATAAATTATACAAGCTTGTTTAGTAAAATCTGCCATTCCAATTCGTTTTCCTTTTAGTTCAATTTTATAATTAACACTTTTTTTAATATATGTTTCAAAATTAGAAGCACATTTAATTCTATCCATATCATCAATATATCTCGGTTGATGATTTTTTTTAATATTTAAAAATGCATTTTTTTGTTTTGAAAGTGATATAGAAGTTACATTTTTAAAATTGATTTCATCCCAATTTTTACTAGATTGTTTTATTTGCAAAGTATCTAAATATTTATTTAAAGTTGATAATATTTTTCGATATTCAGTTTTACATTTTAAAATTGCTTTACATTGTAATTCAGTAGTAGTAGCAGTTATAATATATTCATTAAAATAATTAGTAGCAATAGCTTCATATATCCATTTAAAAGAAGATTTTTCTCTTGGTATCCATTTTGCTACTAATGAAATATCAATAGAATTTGTTTTATTATTATGTAAATCTGTTTTTAATTGATTATTCATAAGAGAAATACATTTTTGAATTAAAGGATGATCCAGAGATTTATTTTTATTTTTACAATATTCACAAAAATATTTAAGATCTTTCCAAGAACCATATGGAATAGTTAATATATCATATTGTAAAACTAACGTTTCTAGAGCATACAATGATAATACAGGGAAAAAATCATACCATGTATAAATCATCATATACGTTAATGCACATTCTCCTTTTCCATCAATAATATCACGAGTGTGTCCTATCATTTTGTAAAGAATACTCAATAAATACTTTGATTCATCGGATTTATTACGAATTAATTCAGTTAATATTTCAGTTAATTTTTTTTCAAGAGATAGAATACCTAATTTATCACTTCGTATGAGTTGGAAACTCAATTGTAATATTTTTTCTTTAATATCAAAAGACCATTTATATTCTAAATGGTTTTTTTCACCATATTGACAATTGTCGGGACAATTTTCTACAGTAGTCATTATTTGAATAATAATAAATATACTAATTAATCTTTATATCTTTTTTTAATTGTATTTTTTGTTTTTGTATTTTTTGTATGAATTACAGTTTTAATATTTTTTTTAGTTGCATTATCATTATTTTTTTTTACTTCATTTGATTTTTCATTAAATATAAATATAACATCATTTAAATCTTGAAACATATGAATTGTTTTTTCAAATTTAATAGAATCTACATTATTTATTATTGTTAAATAATCTGTATCTATATCATCCTTTAAAAAATTAGAAACATTATTTGTATCTAATGTTATATTATATTTTAATATTGATAATAATGAATATCGGCAATTATTATCATACATATTTTTTTTAAGTATTTCAATTATTTCTTCTCTTAAAATATAATTAGGAGTTGTCATTAAAAAATATTCTTGTTTTATTTTTTGAATTTCATTATTTTTATTTATATAAATAAAATTTAAATTTATATAATATAAATCATCTTTATAATAATCTTTATAGATTTTATCCATTTTATCAAAATTAATTATCCAATCATTATTTAAATTTGATTCAATATTCATAATACTCATAAAAAACTAATATAATATACATTATAATATTTAACTAATTCATATTTAATTTTAATTTTAATTTTAATTTTCTATATCATTTAATTCATCCAATTTATCAAAATAGGTATAATCATAATTCTCAAATTTAAACATTTTCTCCCATTCATCTTCACCCCAATTTTCTATATATTGATTAGTATAATTTTTATATAAATTGTCTAAACTTTGAAATATTTTAAAAAATAAATAATAATCTTCTTCTTTTGGTAAATCATCTTTTGGTAAATCTTCTTCTTTTATTTCTTCTTTTGGTAAATCTTCTTCTTTTATTTCTTCTTTTGGTAAATCATTACTATAAATAATATTTATTATATTCGTATTTGGAGTTGTATTAATTAATATCCATCCTGGTTTTACTATATCTTCTATTTCATTAAGTATTGGTTGAGTTTTTAATTTATCCATAAAACTTAAATTATCATTTGAATTTACTTGATTATTTTTTATTAATATAATATTTTCTAATTCTGGAAAATTATTTAATGATAATAAATTTTTTTTATCTTGTTCTTGTTGTTTTAATTGATTATCTTTATTTTTTAGATCATTATATAAATTATTTTTATTTGAAGTAAATGAAGTAAAATTTCTTGAATTATTACTATAATATTCATTTTTATATTCATTTTTGCTGGATTTTACTTTTTTTGGAATATTTTCATTTAATATAGCAAAACGAGACATATAAAGATTTATTATATTTATTCTATTTATATTTTTAAATATATTGTATTTATATTTAAAAAAAATAATATTACACTTTTTCTCATTTCAAACACCCATTTTATAGATATAATTATAATGAAAAATAAAATATATTTCATTTTGTAAATTGTAATAAGGTATTTGTTTGTTTTTATTATAATGTAAATCATACTGATTTATAAATGTTGAAACTTGTAATAATCCTTTATAAACAGCTAAAAATCCATTATCGTATAAATTATGACAATATCTACACATAAATTCTACAATATTTTTATCATTTTTTTCATTATTATTTAATATACATCTTGGTTTTAGATGTGCTGTTTCTAATAAACATAATGGTAGTTTTTTTTCACAAATTATACACATTTGCGTTTTATTAGTAATTAAATAATTTCTCAATTGTTTTTGTTCTTGTCTAATCTCTCTTAATTCATATTTTATATTATTTTTACTATATTTTTTATAAAATTTAATAATAATTTTTGAATAATAATACTTAAGGTCATTTAATATTACATTACCTTCGTTTGATAATTTATAATTTTTGTTATTAAAAAAAATAAGATTATTTTTAATTAATTTAGTCAATTCAGATTTTATATCATTTATTTCAACTAAATTATCATACCGACACTTTATATAATTATATATATCTATTAGTGTATTGTTATCGTGTAAAATAAAAGAATTAATTATATAATCTTTCATATTATATAATATTTGTAAATTACTTTTAAGTCAAATAAATTATAATGAAACCATAATATTATAACCTCGTTTACCAGGTTTATTATTTACATCAACACCTTTGCTTTTTTCTTCTTTGTAATTTATTTTTTCAAACTCCTCTTTAAATTTTTTCTGCGTTTTCAAACATTTTTTACCATTTATTTTGCACCATGTTTCATATATTTTGAATATATTTTTTAATCCAAATCTTAAGTTTGTTTTTTCCGTTTTTTTACAACACGAATTTGCAAATAGCAATATATCACTATTAATTAATGGTTCTGTTGAAATGTTTGTTTGTATAACATTTTTAATAGGTAGAGGATCTACTATATCTAACGAAATAATTTCTGGTTTATCTTTATCATACAAATATAACCAACCATCAGGAGTTTTCCAATAATATTTTTGTGGTAATTTATTGTCGTCTTCAATAAAATCATCTCCGTCTTCATTTGTATATCCGTGAGTATTATTTTGTTGTTTGTATTCTTCTTTAAGAATTGAATATTTAACTTTATCACCATCAACAATATACGGAGTTTTTTTTATATAATTGTTTGTTTGTTTTGGTAAAATTTTGTTATTTTTTGTGATAGTGATATGTATATTGTCATAACTATCATAAACCAAAATATTATATGTATTTGGTTTACGTTTTGTAATATAATAATTATAAGCCTCATTATGTTCAATTGAATTCTGTATACCATTATATCTATCACTGTTCGCACTTCCTGATTGAATTTGAACTACTCTATCTAACTTAAAATATTGTAGTGAAGGAAATTTATTCAATACAAATTCATTTAATTTTTTTCTATCAAAATCTACAATACTATTTTTAACAATGCACAGAGGAACATCGCTTTCATAATCACCATATTTATCAATAAATTCATAAATATTCATTTCTTGGATTTCATTAATACATACATAATCAACTAATTTAGTTTCTTTACACCATTCATTTATTTCAGTATCATTCATATCATCAATAACAATTAATTTATAACCATTATTTTTGCTGTCATAATGTTTAATTGGTTTTAAATTTTTTCGTTTCTTTGAGACATCAATATACTTCATATATTTACCAAACTTAAAATCTCCATTATCTATTATACTTTCTAATAAATCTTTAATTTCTTCCCAACTCTCACAACCCATAATAAATTTTTCAATTTCTTTTATAAATTTTACATAAAAATTCTGTATCATATCTTGTAATTCAGGAGTCGTCCATAAAGTAAGTTTCATACTCCCATTTTTAAGTTCTAAGTCGTTATATTTCCCTTGTAATCTTAATCGTTGTGAAATGTCAGTGCAGTTTAATGATGCGTGAGACACAAAATACTGGTCTGTTAAATGTAATGAATAATTATCATAATCGTCACTTGTAAAAGAATATCCCCTTTCTCCATATTTACCTGTTATTGTTATAATTGTTTTACATAAAATTTGTGTATCGCTTTTTTCAAATAAAATTCTTAATAATTTATAAACAAATTTTATATTTAATATTTTTGTATTTATATTGAAATAGCAATAATTATTAGATAGTTTTTCAGATTTTTCAGTATCTATAGATGAGCCGTATATTCCTCCTGATTGCCATAATCTTTGACTTGTGGATGATTGTTTTGAGTCCCATTTAGACCAATATTTTATTTCTTTTTCATATTTTTTTGAAAAATATAATCTTAAACAATTTCCATGATATATTACGATAAACAAATTAGGGAAATCTTTGACTATTTTATCTACTAAACAAAATTGATTAGCTCTTATTTTTTCTTCACTAATCAATAACGAATTATATTTAATTGTAGGTCTTTTAAGTAATTCTTCTATTATTTTTTTTATATTAATATTATAATCTTCAACAATATCATAACAAGTTTTTTTTTTATGATTTTCTGTATCTTGATAATCCCACCAAGATTCAACAAGTGTTGTGTTAAAATTTATAGAACTATTAAATAATCCAAAATAATCATTTGACCTTTTCATTTTATGAACTTTTGATATTTTAATTTGTATATCAGTATTGTCGCTTAATCTGGTTGTTATATTATATAACAATGAATGTGCTGTGCCTGTAATATGTAGCGCATATTTTACTTTTTTATATATTTTGGCAATCAATATTTCACACGCGGTAGAATCTTTTTTATCATTATCATTAGTTCTATCATTTGAAGATGTAGGACTCATTAAATCACTTTCATCGACTAATGTGGTTATATTAACAAGTTCATCATTGTAATAAATATACTCACTAAATTTCGTATTTAGTTTTGCTAACTGAGTATGGTTCATTAAACAACAAAATATGTCATTTGAATTGATTGCTTCTTTATTACTTAATTTACTAATAATATCATTACTATTTATATCTTTTAGTTCTGGAAGTTTATAATCTTTCCAATATTCAACATTATTTTCCTGAAAATATTCTTGGAGTTCATTATTAAATTCTTCAAATAAATTTCTAATAAATTGAATATTAAAATTGTAATTTTCTGTTCCAATTATATCATCTTGTAATTGTTTTTGGTCTATTGTCAAATTTCTAAAAATGTATAAAACTGGTCTTTTTAATATATAAACCGAAATCCACATAATTATACACGCTTGAACTCTTTTTCCAAGTTGTATATCTCCCCATAATAATTCTACTATTGATTTTTCATTATCTTCTAAATTAAGTGCATTTAATAAATCTTCTTCAAATGAAGGTAAATTAATGTTTTTTGGGATATGTTTTAATTTTAGTGGATTATTTCCCCAATTATGTCTCTCTAAACTTTCTCCATTTATATATTTACAATTATTTAACATTTTATTTATTATTTTTTCAAGTGGTTTTTTAAATATTTCATTTCTTTTTTTGAAAAACTTATTTATTTTATCTTGTAGATATGTCATTTGTATAATTTATATATTATAAAGGCAATTCTTTAAATCAAATTTTTATTTTATATAAAATATGCCTTGAAAATATATGCCTATCTATTTATATATACCAAAGAATAAAACACGAAAAAATAAGAAGATTTTTTTTTAAATATATTGTATTTATATTTAAAAAAAAATAATATTTAAAAAAAATATTATATTTATAAATTTTTATATTAATATTAAAATATTTTTTTTAAATATTTAAATATTATCAACATCAATATATTCTTCTTCTTCGGCAATAACATTTAATTTATCTTTATTACTTTCTAATAATGCGATATGAGATGCGATTAATTCATGATATTCTTGAGTTGCATCATCCATAAATACAAATCCATCATCTTTTTCAATATCAGTAGAAGAAGATGATCCTGTATTTGTCATATCATTATTAATAAACAAATTCCAATTTATTCCAATTATAGTATTTTTAATTTTCTCTTTATCAGAATCAGAATATACTTCTATAACATCACAATTTAACAATTTAGATTTTATTTCTTTTTCCCATTCTCTTAACCCAACTAATAACCACGTTCCAGATTTTATAAAATTATCTCGTTTTCCTTTCCCTTTAAATTTACCTCTAATATGACAAAGATATTGTTTACCATCTAAATCAACGACGTGACACATTGAACCACCTAACATTTTAGTAGCTTGTGCATATATTTCAGATTCCTCTTGAGAAATCCTTAAACTACTAGTATTTTTAAAAGTGTTTTTACGAGCAAACCCTTTTGATTTATTACCTCCAGTTAGATTTTTCACCATTTTGTTATAATATAATATAGTATTATAATATTTAAATCATTTCAATTTTATTTTAAATAATACAATTGTAAATTATAATACAACCAAATTTTAAAAAATATGTAATTTAATTACTATAATTATTTTATAATTTAAATATATTAATTAAATATATAAATTAATGAGTGTAATTGAAAATAATAATAATAAATTAACTAATCATCCAATTGTTAATAAACCAGATACCAATTTTGTATATACTAATCCAAGCACCGCATTTGAAGGTACTATTAATCCATTAGAGAGAAGAATCACAACAAATGTATTATCTATAGATTCAACTTTTCGTGAAAATTCTAGTATAACCACTTCCAATAATTTTATGTATAAATTACAAAATCCATTATATAAAGTCATTAGTATGAAATTAATATCATTCGAATTACCTCAAACGTGGGATAATATCTCAGATACACTTGAAAATAATACTTTTGTAATTAATTTATCCAATATGATAATTTATCCTGATAGTATTCAAACTATCATTTTACCCAGTGGAAATTATACAAATACACAACTAATAACTAGTATAAATAATTATTTTAATAATATATGTAATGGATTAAATTATTTACAATTTAATATTAATAATATAACAAACAAATGCTCCTTTTATATAGATCCATCTAATAATATTTATGATCCAATTAATAGTTATTATTCTCCTAACTTTTCTTATACTATCGATTTTGTCAATAGTAATTTTGGAAAATATTTAGGTTATAAAAATACGACCTATTCTGCTAATATTTATAATACATATAATGATATTATTACAACTAGTCCTGCTGTATTATATTATGGATATATACAAAGCGAATCTTCTTTATCAATAGAAAATTATATTTTTCTTTATATAGATGATTTTAATAAAAATTTCGATTCTAATACTATCGTCTCTCAAACATATGACTCATTAATTAGTAATAATATATTAGGACGTATTACATTAAATACATTTAATGGACTTTCTAATAATTTAATTATTAATAATAATAATAATAATGGATGTGATTATATATTTAAATTGAGAGAATACTATGGACCTGTAAGAATTCGACAATTACAAATTAAATTATTAAATAAATATGGAAAAGAAATAAATTTATTAAATAATGATTATTCGTTCGCATTAGAATTTAATTTATTACATTCATAATTTTTTTCTTTTTTTCTTTTTTTTTATTATTTACAATTGTAATATTCTAATTTATAAATTAAATTATATAATTATATTTACTTTATATATAATGACAAGACACAACAAACATAAAAAAACACCTAAAATTCGAAAAACAAAAAAACAACCATCTGAATGGAATTTATATACAAGTAGAGTTTTTAAACAAGGCAGATTAAAAAATAAAAATTATTCTTTTAAACAAGCTTTAATTGATGCAGGAAAAACTTATAAAAAAAAAGGAGGGACAACGAGAAGAAATCAATAAAACAAAATTAAATATGAAATAATTTAGGCAATTTATTCGTTTGTATTTTATTTACAAAATCCCAATCTTTCACTTTATTAAAAAGTTCATTATATGTTTCTAATAAATTGTGTAAACTATTCCTTTTAGAAGGATCCGGATTTATATTTTTAGATAATTCATTTATAATTTTACGAAAAAAATCTTCATCAAGAGAGAATAATTTTAAAATATTTCCAATATAATGTAAATAAATTATACTTAAACTATATACATCCCATTTATCATTATATTTTAAAATATCTGTGATTATATCTGTTTTTGATTTATTAATATATTTTTTTAAAAAATCTATACAATATTTTTTATATGTTTCTTTAAAATTTTCTGAAAAAAGATTTAAAATTGTTAAATTTTGTATAAAAACTTCAGTTATTTCTTCAATAAATGAATATGAAATAGTAAATATGTTATTTTCAATAAAATAAAATAATATATGAATTTCTAATGGTTTATATGTATAATTATTTATTTTTTTTATAATATTAGTTATATATTCAACTGATAATTTCGAAATTTGTAAACTTGAATGAAAATTAGATAACATCGGTTTTTCTCCATAATCTATATTAAATTTTATATTTTCAGGAGATAAATTAAAATAACAAATATTATTCGAATTCAATTTTATTAGACTTTTTAATATATATATAAATGAATCTATTATATGAAAAATAAAAAATTTGGCATTATATAAATTAAATAAAAAAGTATTTAAATCTATTAACTCATTTTTATTATATTTTATTATTAAATATTTTATATCATTTATTAATTGGAATTTTTCAATTGTTGTTTCATTTAATTGACTAATATTTACAAAATCATAATTCTCTATTATTAAATAATTTGTATAATAATTATCTATATTTTTTATTATATTACTTATATTTATTTCATTTATACTAGAAAAATCATATTTTATAATTGTTGAATACATTTCTATGTTTTTGTTTTTATTTTTAGTTTTATTCTCATATTTTAAAATATGTTTATTTATATTACTTATTTCTATATTTGATATCATTCTTTATTTTAATTTATTTCTTTATATTTAATAATAAGAAATATCTATTATTATATGTTTTTTTTATTTTTTTTTGTATTTCAATAGGATCTTTAAAACCATTTTTACACATTGTATTTACTTCTTCTTTTAATAAATCTATATTTTTATTACAAAAATCATTAAATCTTTCAGAAGGTTTATAATTTATTTTATTTATATCTTTTATATCTTTATCCATCGCATCTAACAACACTTTTTGAACATTCGTATAACTTCTTCTTTGGGTTGGAGCACTTTTTTCTGTACTCTTTTTTCTAAAATAATATTTTGAAGATTTAAACATTTTATCTAAAATATTTTTATTATAACCTAAATTTAATAAATAATTCGTTTCATTTAAAACTATATCTTTATTCATTTCTAACCATTCATTCCAAGCTTCTTTAAATACTTTTCTATCATCATATTGATGAATTTTAGAAAATTTATATAATTCATCAATAAATTCTTGTGTAAATTTATATCTATAAATATTTTTATTTACACGATCTACCTCCTCCTCATCATTTATTATCTCTTTATTTATTATATCCTCATTTATTAACATCTCCTCATTCATTTTAAAAACAACCTTTTTGACAATTGACATTTCAATTACTTAATATTTATTATTATTACTAATAATAAGTTTTTAATTTCAATTTTATTTTTAATTATTATTTAAATTGATAATCTTTCATAAAATTCTTTTACTTTTTTATTTATACATATTTTACTCGCATCAAATGAAGTTAAATATAAACCATCTAAACTTTTTACTCTTGAAAGTGCTACATAAGTTTGTCCACATTCAAATATTTCACTTCCTACATCAATTTCCGCAGCATCCATCGTGGCACCTTGAGATTTATGAATTGTTAAAGCCCACGCTAAAATAATAGGCACTTGTGAAACACCTATACCAGGAATTTTATCACTTATCCAATTATGACGTGTCATTATTCTTTCTATACCATTGTTAAATTTAACACAAGGATAACCTGTAATTTCACAAAAATTTGTTACAATACCTTGACTACCATTACATAATTCAACTTCTAAATCAGTTTGAATATTAATTATACACATCACTTGAGAACCTATCTTTAATTTTATCTCTTTATCACATATTAAATTGTTTGCTAAAAAATCTAATTCAAAATCTTTTTCTTTTTGTGAAAATATTGATTGTTTCTCTCTATCTTGTCTAGATAATTCTATTTCTTTTATATATTTTATTTTATATTCTCTTTCTTCACCTAATAATAAAGACATCTTTTTCTTATTTATATTTTCTACTTTACTACGTGTCGGTAATAATTTTGTCGGTTCAACTATTAAATCGTCATTCAATGGTCTACCTACATATCCTAATAATAAATTATTCGTTTTACGCTTAATTTTACCTTGACGTATTTGATTTAAAATATTACAATACATTTCATCTTTTTGTCTAAATATTTTTATTAACTGTATTTGATTCTCATTATGAAATGTGGTATTCCAATCAATACTTTCAAAACAATAACATTGAGTTTCTAAATCATCTTTATCTCCTACTGGAGGTAATTGGTAAAAATCTCCTAAAAATATAAGTTGAATTCCTCCAAATGGTCTTGGATTTCTTCTTATTATTTTTCCGATTTGATTTAAAATATTAAATAATTTTAAAGAAAGCATACTTATCTCATCCACAACTAAAATTTCTATTTCTCTCCATAAAGCTTTTGTAAATTTATTTTTATTTATTTTCGCAACTAAATATTCTATTGTACCATTTCCTAATCCTATTCCTGCCCAAGAATGTAACGTTTTCGCTTTACAATCTAATAAAACTGCGGCACATCCTGTCAACGCACAAACTTGAATATTTTTTAATTTATTATGAGCATCTTCATTTATTATTTTTATTAAAGCTGATTTACCTGACCCTCCTGGACCTGTAATAAATATGTTTTGTTTGTCAACATATTTATTAAACGCAAATTGTTGTTCTTTAGATAGTTCCATTATAGTATTTAATGAATTGTATTTAATACAATTTATTAATCAATTTTTTATTTTTATTTTTATTTTTATTTTATATAATCATATATCTTTATGAAAATATAACTATTAATAAATTTATTATTACCATTACTAATGTTCCGCTACTTAAATTAGTTGTAATTAAATTAGATTGTGGAACTAAAAATTGACATAATTTGAAAAAGTATTAATACCAGTGAATTGTTGATTTAAATTTAAATAAGCGATCTCTTGATCAGGTAATAACCCAGAGGTCCAGTTGATCCCATTACTCCAGTAAAATCTCTATTACCTTGTATTCCTTGTATTCCTTGTGGTCCTATTCTCCACCTAAAGAACAACAACTTTTAGACCCTAAATATTGTTCATAATTTACTGACATATATACACAATTAATAATATTTAATATTATTATTTTTTTCTTAATTCAAATATTTTATTTAAATGTGTTATAATTGAAAGATAAATTTATAGAATATAATTTTAATATTTAATATAATAATATCTTAAATAAATTTATATTATATAATATATGAACTTTGATTTAAATATTAACAATTATACAAAAGATGAATTAATAGATATGTTTGAATTACCATCTAATTATAATACATTTATTTTTGAAAATAAAGAAAATAAATTAAGAAATAATATTATTAATAATAAAAATATAGATAAAGAAACAAAATTGAAAACTTTACAATTTATAGTAAAAGCCAAAAATAGAATTTTAAATAATTCTGCAGAAGATAAAAATGAGGTAGATTCATTAAAAGAAAAAATAGATAAATTATATAATAATAATAATAAACTACAATCATCAGAAATAGAAAACATACAAGAACATATGGTTCAAACAAGAGAGAATATAAAAACTCCTTATGTGAATTCTTATCCAAGTGAATTTTTTGCAGGAGTAATAAATCCACTAAAAAAAAGAACTATAATAAAAAATTTAAATATTGATACTAAATTTAGAGAGAATTATTTTAATTCTGCTTCAACCAATTTTAATTTTAGTTTACCAATTAACATGAACAATGTTTTACAAATGCGTTTAGTATCGATTGAATTGCCAAATACTTATTATGTAGTATCTAAACAATATGGAAATAATTATTTTACTATAATAGTGAATGAATCAACTACTGTAATTAATATTCCAGATGGAAATTATGATAATACTTCTATTATGACATGTATAAATAATCAATTATTGTTAGCAGGTTCTCCTTTTAACAATGTGAATTTTGTGATTAATTTAACAAATTCAACAACAGGAAGTTGTCAAACATTAGTTGGATTTACTAATATAAATGATAATAATACAAATATTTCACTTAATTTTCAAGCAGATATTAATGGACTGAGTGATTTAAATACGCCATTACCATTAAAATTTGGATGGTTTCTTGGTTTTAGAAATGGTATTTATAACAATAATTTAAATTATGTATCAGAAGGTTGTGTTGATATTAGTGGTCCTAAATACATTTTTTTAGTTGTGGATGATTATAATAATAATGTAAATAATAATTTTATTTGTGCTTATAATTCATCAATATTAAATAAAAATATATTAGCACGTATATCAACTCAATTAAATACATTTAACGCATTTAATGTTACAGAACAAAATAATTTAAATATTATAACAACTCCTCGTGAATATTTTGGTCCAGTGAATATTCAATCTATGAATATTCAATTATTAGATGAATATGGTAGAGTGATTGATTTAAATAATATGGATTATAGTTTTTGTATAAATCTTACTACTGTATATGATATTTAAGTATTTAAGTATTTGAAATATTTATTTAATAAAATAAATAAATATTTCATTTCTATAATTGTATTTTATGATGTATGATTTTAAAACTCACCTGTAAGATTATATTTTGTCCAAGAAGATGGTTTTTGTTTTTTTTTACCATCATATACAACTGCATATAATTTTTCAACTAATAATTGATTTAAATTTACATTATCAATATATACATCTGCTAAAATACGTCCATACTTTTCAGATTTTATATTTTTTAATTCTACATATTTATTTAAAGTCAAATTAGATACAAAATCTCGCGCTTTTTTTGCAGATTCTTTTTCTTCTAATGAAATATTTTTACCTTTCATTTCTGGTGTATCAATTCCATTTAATCTTACATGTAATCTATATAATGGAGACTTTTCATATGGTAATTTAGAAGCAATTGTTATAGTATCTCCATCATATACTTTAATTACTTTTCCACCAACTATAGGAAAAGTAAATTCAATTGTATTTTCCCATTTTATATTTGAATCTTGTTTTTCTTCTTCCATTAATTAATTAATTTAATACAAATGAATTTTTTAAATTGATTTATTAAATTATATCTTTTTCTTTTTATGTTTCTTTGTTATATTTATTATTTTCATTCTCTTTATTCTATTCCTTTTTTTACTTTTACCACCTTTTGTTACCATTGAAATCGCACTTAATGATGTCGCAACTGGTTTTGATGATGATGATACACTTTCTTCATCCTCTGGATATAATAATTTAAACATTTCTTCAATTTTAATCAATTTTTCATCTGTATCTATACATTTTTTACAAGTTCCATAATCAATCATATATATTTTATGAGTTGAGTCATTATAATAAAAATGAACATAAGGATCTAAAGTATTATATATTCCTGTTTGTGTTACTAAATCTGTAATAAATTTATATAATTGAAGTTTTAACTGTTGTTTTAAATGAGGATTCATTATTATTATTTCCCATCCATCTTCATCTTCACTATAACTTAATAAATAATCCATTACAATAAAATAAAAAGGTTTATTTAAAAATATGGATTTATATTCTGAACTAGGTTCTACATAACCGTGTAAATAAATTATAGGAGCCATATCCATTCTACTTACTTCTGATTGTAATCCAACTTCATTCATACAATTCTCTATAAATTCACCTTGAGTTGCAAAATCACTTTGAAATATTATTTTAACTAATTTTGTTTTTGTTGTATTTACATAAGTTTTTGAAGTAGCACCACCTCCTAATAAAGTATATTGATCTTCTCCATTTAAATTTATTCCACCACATTCTCCATATACCCATTTCCATTTAGATTTATTAAAACAAATTGTTTCTGGAAACAATTTTGTTTTTTTTAAAACATATTCAGCCATATATTATAATGTTATAAATTTATTACTTATAATATTAATATACTTTATATGGCAAATTCATTTAATATTACTTCGTGTAATAAAACTTTTAAAGTATTTACTAATAATCAAAATGCAAGTGATTATACATATAATAAAAAATCTAATGTTTTATTTTGTAAAAAAAAAGTTAATGATATTAACAAATCTAATTTATATATTAATTTAATTACAAATTTAAATTTATTAGATGTTCCTGTTATTCAAAATTATACAAATAATAATATTCCTACAACTATTAATAATACACCAAATTTAATACCTTATATAAATTATAATATAGACCCTTGTGGTAATTTATTTGGAAATACTATTTGTGGTGCTAATAATTATTTAGATTATTTAGTATATAATTCTAATAATACTAATATTAATACTGATACCAATAACATATAATATTTATTATATTATATATCATATTTTGTATATTAATATATAAAAATCCTACTATAATCAATACATAAAAAGAATTATCATTCTTTTTTAAATTATTTTCATTTTCTTCATCATCATTATATTCAACCATATTATTATAATAAGGAACTTTATATTTTATACGAATCAATTCTTCATTATTTGAACAATTGAATGAAGTATTTTCTAAATCTATAAAATATCCCCATTCATCATTTTCAGTTTGTTTTTTTTTGAATATATTGTAAAAATACAACAACATTATTTAACTTATATTATAATTTATATAATTTATAATTTTATTCATTTTTATTTAAATTAATAATAATTTTTATTTTATCTTTCTTTCTTTTATTATTTAAATAAAAACAATTAATAATTTAGAAAGAAAAATTATCTTTTAACTTTCATTTTTATAAGTTTCTTATTTGCTTTTTTTGATATAGTATGATGTTTATATTGACGTGCTCTAATGTAAGCAGAATATACCCCCTTTGAACTTATTTTACATGTTTTTTTTTTACAAATTGGAAATGATTTATTTTCACCTAAAAAACACTTTTTACCACATTTATTTAACATTATAGTTTTTTCTCGATAACCGGGTTTTTCATTCTTCCATCCTTTTGTTGCAATTCCTCGTTGTCCTCCTTTATATGTTTTACTCATTATATTATAATATATTTAAAGAAAATATATATGAATATAGATATTACAAATAATAATATGGAAAATACAAATACAACTGATAATATAATAGATAATATCGAAATTAATCAACAATATGATTTATCTGTTAAATTAAGTCATACTAATCATCAGTTTTTAGATGATTATGATAATATTAATGAACTTAATTATGTAAATAATGAACTTAATGTAAATGATGAACTTAATAATGAAAACAATTTTCAACTCAATGATGATGATGAGGATGATGATTATGATCATCTACATAAAATCATTGATGTAAATAAATTATTATCTAATAATAAAGATTTATCAAATAATATAATGAAATTAAATAATAATAATACAATTATTACATTTAAAAAATTTACTTATAAAGAAGTTGAAAAAGAAATTAATGAAAATTATTTCTCAGAAAATGAATATCATTCTAGTGCTCTTGATATATTAGCCACTTATTTAAAAGGACAAAAAATTATTTATATGGAATCTAAAGCATATTGTGAATATAGATTAAATTCAATTATGATGCCTGCTATATTATTATCTACAGGAGCAACCGTTTTATCATCCATTGTTAAAGATTATTTTTGGGGTTCTTATTTAATAGCTTGTGTTAATGGAATAATCGCTTTTTTATTAGCTCTTGTAAATTATTTAAAATTAGATGCAGCTTCTGAAGCACATAAAATATCATCTCATCAATATGATAAATTACAAACATCTATTGAATTTTTATCCGGAACTACCCTATTATTCAATAAAGATAATACTGATAAAAGTTTAATTAAAACAAAAATTGATGATATTGAAAAAAAAATTAATGAAATTAAAGAAACCAATCATTTTATTATTCCAAAAGATATTCGAATACGTTATTCTATCATTTATAATACTAATGTATTTTTAATTATTAAAAAATTAGAAGATATACGAAAACGTAAAATTAATTCATTAAAAGAAATCAAAAATCAAAAAAATTATTTAATTGCTGTTTTAAAATCTAAAAAAAATAAAAATAAAAAATATTCTACTATATCTAATTTAGAACTCGAAATTTCTAAAGCTCAAAAAGAAAAAGATAAACATATCACTAATTTATTAATTTTAAAATCCGCTTTTTCTATTATTGATGATATGTTTGTTAAAGAAATCGAAAATGCTGAAAAAAATAAAAAATTAATATTTAGAAGATGGATTTTATGTGGTTATAATTTAGATTCTCAAATTACGGATCCACGAAAATTAAGCACTTTTATTGAAGATATTATGGATCCCTATGGTAGTCAAGATAAATATTTAAAACAATCTAAAGAGATTGAAAAACAACATATTAAATATAATTTACATTTACATGATGCTAAATTTAATAAATTAATTAATAAATTTGATAAAACTAATCAATTATTAAATAATAATATTCATTTAACTAATCAATTGTTTGATACACTTGAAAAAGGCAACTTATCTAAAAATAATATATTTTCTTTAAATAAATTCCCTAATGTTATCAAATTATTCGATTATAAAATAAATACATCTCATAATGATAAAAATGATAAAAATGATAAAAATTTAAATAATGAAGATAAAAATAGTAAAAATTCAGATTCTTCTAATTCTTTAATGGATTTTGATATTGTTTCTAATAGTTAATTTATAAAAAAAATGAATACTACTTAAATATATATTATTATTATATTTAATATTTACAACAGAATGAACAACGACAACAGATACGTTTTTACAACAATTATTGATCCTAGTGGTAACATCATTTTTATTCAAGATAATAATATTATTCCTAATCAAGATAATAATATTATTCATCAGGAGGAAGATGAAGCTAATAATAATATTATTCATCAGGAAGAAATTGAAGTTCCTCGTTGGTTTATTGATAGATTCCCTACTACTATTACTATAAATGATGTTGAATATTATACTATGAATGATACTGAAGGACTTACTTCAGAAAGTATTTATACTCCTCCTCCTCCTCCTCCTATTACTGTTACTTGCGATTTTATAAATATTAATAAAGAAGAAGAAAAATATAATGAATGTTGTATTTGTATGGAAGTACTTGATACTACAGAATTCTGTTTACTTAATTGTAATCATTTATTTTGTGGTAATTGTCTTAAAAATTTAATTAAAAGTAACATTAATACAAGAAAAAATACTATTTGTCCTTTATGTAGAATAACTATTACAAATATTACAACACAAACCACACATTTACATCATATAATCAACGAACAATGCATTTAATTAATTTAGATAAAAATAAATTCAGTTTATTAATTAAATCTCATCATTCTAACTGGAGTACTTGCTTTTATATTTCCAGTATTTGTAAATATTAATTTCTTTGATTTAATTTGAGAAATTCTATTCTTTTCTTTTATATTTTTTATTTTATCTTCTAATAACATTCTTTTATATTCTTCCATTGATCGAGGTACTCTTATTTCTGGTATTGATTCACCTGGATTTTTATAATCTTTAAAATATTTATTATAAATATAACTATGTTTTACAACTGGTTCTACAGATTCTTCTTTTGTTTTTTGTGAAAAACTAGAATTATTCATTCTTCTAATACTCTGAAATTTTCCATTTGTTGAATATACTTCTGATTCTTGGTTTATCAAATCATTATTTTGTAGTGGAGATATAAATTGTAATACACCAGCATTATTTACTACTAAATTCATATTTAATAATATATCATCAAATGACACTTTCTTTTTTATAGGCTGAACTTTTACTTGAGACTCCCAATACTTTTCATTATTTGTATTATTTGTATTATCTGTATTATCTAATTCAACATATTTTAATTCCATATTTTATATATTTATTTTATTTAATATATATAAATGTCAAATACTTATTTTAAAAATAAAGGATTTTCACAATCTTTTATTTATGATAGTCAAAATAAACAACATCCTACTAACTTTAATCAAGTAAAGTGGGATTCTAATTTTAATGGAGATATTGGAAATCTCTCTCTAGATATTAATAAAAATGGAAATATTCAGCATTCCAATTTAAAATTAGATAAAAATAATTTTTATAATAATCAATTTTGGGATAAAATATTAAATCCTAAAACTGATACTTTATCTATTGATAAAAGACTTCAACACGATTTTAATACACGTCCACCATTATTACCATTACCTTTATCATATATGAATAAATCTAACTATCAAACTAAAAATAAAACTAATAAAAAATATTTGACAAAATATAAATCTTACTCTAACTTAAACAATATTTCTAAATCTAAATCTAAATCTAAATCTAAATCTAAACCAAATAATATTTCTAAATCTAATTCTAAATATTTAACTATCCAATAAACTCTAAATCATTTTACAATCTTTCACATCTTTCACATTTTTTTCATTCATTTGTTGTGTACTATAATATTTTGAAGCATACACTAATATATTTTTTTCATCATCATAAATCGATTCTAAATATAATTCCTTCTTATTTTTTATTAAATTTATAAATTTAGATAAATTCATATTTGTAATATCAAAATTACACGTTATTATACAATGATTACGAATCATTTTTGATGATGAATTATATTCGTAATCTTCATAACAAGAAATACAACCATATTCATATGCTTTATTTTTTACCATTTCTTGTAAATTACATACATTACTATTCTTAAGCAAATTAAATGAAATTTCTATATTATAACCCATTATATACAATTCTTATAAGTTATTTAATACAAAAATTTAATAACTTATTTATATATGTCATTTAGACAATTCGGAGGAACGACTTTTGCTGCTAAAAATAATATTGTTAGCAATAAATATAATACATCCAATAATTTATTAGTCACTCAAAATGTAGGACAACCCAATTCTTTTATTAATTTCGAAAGTGATATTAGTGCTAATTTTTTAAGTACTCAATTTTGGAATAGTTATAATAATACTAATGACATTATTAATAATAATTCGGGTAATGTAAAAATTTTTAATAATTTAGATGTTAGTGGTAATATAGATATTAGTGGTAATATTACTTTTTATGATATAAGTAATAATAATAATTATTTTGGTTCAATTGAAGAAAATTCAACTATTATAGATGTTTCTGGATCTTATCCAGGTGGATTAATCATTAGTGATAAACATACAATTAATTTAGTTGCAACTTATGTTTTAGTTAATGGTAGTCCTATAGGAACTGGAGGAGGAGGAGGAGATGTTTATCTTTATGGTGGATTAAATGGTAGTCCTCAAACATTTTATGGATATAACGCATTTTTAAATAATATAGATATTAGTGGTAATATTGTTTTTTCTACTGGTAGTAGTGGGATTACGTTTAATGATGGTTCACAATTATTATCATCAACATATATTGTTTTTGTTAATGCATCTAATACATTTATATCATCTCAAACTTTTAGTGATACTGTAACTTTTAGTGGTAATACTGTAACTTTTAGTGGTAATACTGCTGTAACTTTTAGTGATACTGTAACTTTTAGTAATAATAATACATCGACAGATATTGTTTTTGTTAATGCTAATCAAACATTTACGAATAATAATACTTTTAATAAATCTATTATTTGTTCTACTAGTGATAGTGGGATTACGTTTAATGATAATTCAATTTTATCATCAGCAAATGATATTGCTTTTGTTAATAATGGATCAAGTAGTAGTCCTCAAATATTTACTGGATATAATGAATTTGAATATGATGTAAGTTTTAACAGTAATTTAGATGTTAATGGTAATATTTCTTTTTCGAATACTACATCTGGTGGTACTATTATTTTTTCTAGTGGTAACACTATAAATGGTGTTTATGATGAAAGTACTAAATATGGGTTGAGTATTACTAGTGGTGGCACTACTAGTGGTAATTTAAACATAGATTATTCAGGTTTGTCAATTTACCTTAACGCAACAAATATACAGTTGGAAACTAGTGTTGCTAATGGTATTTTAAATATAATTGGTAATGTAAATATTTCAAATAGTATAGATATGAGTGGTGGTATTACTTTTAATGATATAAATAGTAATCATGATTATGTTGGTTCAATTGAAGAAAATTCAGTTGCTATAGGAATATATTCAGGTGGATTAATCATTAGTGATAATCATACAATTAATTTAGTTGCAACTAATGTATTAGTTAATGGTATTCCTATTGGCGGAGGAGGCACTCAATATTGGGATAGTAATTCGAATGGTATTATTAATAATAATAGTAGTGGTAATGTAGATGTTAGTAATAATTTAACTGTTAATGGTAATGTAAATATTTCAAATAGTATAGATATGAGTGGTGGTATTACTTTTAATGATATAAATAGTAATCATGATTATGTTGGTTCAATTGAAGAAAATTCAGTTGCTATAGGAATATATTCAGGTGGATTAATCATTAGTGATAATCATACAATTAATTTAGTTGCAACTAATGTATTAGTTAATGGTATTCCTATTGGCGGAGGAGGCACTCAATATTGGGATAGTAATTCGAATGGTATTATTAATAATAATAGTAGTGGTAATGTAGATGTTAGTAATAATTTAACTGTTAATGGTACAATAAATAATTCATATCTATATCTAGATACTACTAATTTTAATTTGTCGATTGGATCATCCATTACTGATAGTAATAGTGGTTATAATACAGTAGTTGGTTATGAAGCATTAAATGCAACTAATACTGGTTATAATACAGCCGTTGGTTATCAAGCATTAAATATAAATACTAATACTACTAATACAGCAATTGGTTGTGGAGCAGGTAGTAATGATGTCAATGGTTCTCATAATACATATTTAGGAGGAGGGACTGATGCTAGTGGAGGACCTTATACTTATTCTACTGCAATTGGCTCAACTGCTTTAATTACTGAATCAAATCAAATTATGATGGGTACATCATCAATTAATGTTTATATTCCTGGTACAATAAATAGTTTATATCTAAATACTTATAATAGTACTAGTAATAATATAATTATTGGACCATCCGCTTATACTGGTACTGGTACTGATAATACCGTATTTGGTAATAATGGTGGTGGTGGTACTTTTAATACAGTATTTGGTAACGCTTTAAATGCTAATATTACTGGTTATGGTAATACAGCAATTGGTTATGGAGCATTAAATGTTAATACTGGTAGTGGTAGTGCTACTTATTATGCTGGTTATAATACAGTAATTGGTTATAATGCATTAACTCAGAATACTAGCGGTGGTTATAATACAGCAATTGGTTATTTAGCGGGTACTAATGATATTGACGGTAGTTGTAATACATATTTGGGAGCGGTTACAGGTGAAACTAGTAATAGTTTTAATTATTCTACTGCGATTGGTTATTCTGCTACAATTACTGCATCTAATCAAATTATGATGGGTGGATCAAATGGTTCTGTTAATCCTTATCCAACTGTTTATATTCCTGGTAATTTGACTGTTAGTACTACAATAAATAGTTTATATCTAAATTATGATACTTCTAATAATTTGACGATTATATCTCCCAATAATACTACTATTTATGGTGCAGATAATACAGCAATTGGTCATAATTCAATGCCATCGATTACAAGTGGTAATGATAATACAGCAATTGGTAGTGGGGCAATGTATTCAATTGTAGATGGTGTTTCTAATACAGCAATTGGTTATCGAGCATTATATAAGGATACTAATTCTTATAATACAGCAATTGGTTATCAAACATTATATACAAATGTGGATGGTAGTTGTAATACAGCCATTGGTGGTCAAGCATTATTTAATAATATTTCTACTAATGGTGTTGGTAGTAATACAGCAATTGGTTATAATTCTGGTTATAATGATAAATATGGTTATAATAATACATATATTGGTTATAATACAGGACCAACATCATCAACAACATATAATAATTCCACTGCGATTGGTACTAATGCTATAATTACTGCATCAGATCAAATTGTATTGGGTGGTTTGGATAGTGATAATTCTCTTTATCCAACTGTTTATATTCCTGGTAATATACAACTGAATTCAACTGATTTTATATATGGTACGGGTGGAAGTATTACTAGTACTACTAGTCAAACTATAAATTATACTTCATTAATTGGTAATACTGGTTCTTCTACTGGTAGTTTATGTATAAATTATTCAGGTAATACTGTCAGTATTAATTCATCTTATTTTAATATCTATGCTCCTTACGGTACATCAGTTTATGGTAATATGGTTGTTCAAGGTACTGTAACTGCTTCAAATTTTCCATCATCGTCAGATTATCGAATAAAAACGAATGTAATATCTTTAAGTGATTCATTTACGGTTGATAATTTAAATCCAGTAACTTATTTTAATTTAAATACAAAAAAACAAGATATAGGTTTAATAGCACACGAATTGCAAGAATGGTATCCTGTTTTGGTTAATGGAGAAAAAGATGGAGATACTATGCAAAGTGTGAATTATACAGGATTAATTCCAGTTTTAATAAAAGAAATTCAAGAATTAAAAAATGATATTAAAAAAATTAAAGAAGAATTCTCTTTTTTTAAAAATAATAAAATTGAAATTAAATCATAATAAATACATTATTATATTATTATTATGATTATGTCAAAGACAAATACACCTTCATTAAATACTGTGTTGGCGATTAGAAATTTACACGAACGTGATAACCATATTCAATTTTTTGAAAAAGAACATACATATTTAATTACGGATGACATAGAACATAAATATACTTCAGTTACTAATTGGAATTCTACACAGTTTGAAATTTTTGATGCAGATAAAATAATACAAAATATGATGAATGGAAAAAAATGGAAAAAAGGACATAAATATTGGAATTTAACTCCAGAACAAATTAAAAATCAATGGGATACTAATAAAAATACAGTTACTGAGTTAGGAACTAATTTACATTATGAAATAGAATGTTTTTTAAATAATACTGATTTAAAAATAAATTATACTAATACTGATTTATATAATTATTATATGACAGCACAAAAATCAATTCATAATCATAATCCATCCATCGAATGGACTTATTTTATTAATTTTATTAAAGATTTTCCTACTCTAAAACCATTTAGAACTGAATGGAGAATTTATGATGAACGTATTAAAATAGCTGGAACTATAGATGTCATATATGAAAATCCAGATCAAACATATTCTATTTATGATTGGAAAAGAAGCAAAAATATTACTCGAATTAATGATTATAATAAATTTTCAATTTCGCCATTAATTTGTCATATTCCTGATTCTAATTTTTGGCATTATGCATTGCAACTTAATATTTATAAAACTATACTTGAACAAAATTATAATATAAAAATAAAAGAATTATTTTTAGTTAGACTTCATCCTAATTCAAGCAATTATGAATTAATACTTTTACCAAATTTAACTGTAGAAATGAATGATTTATTTAGTGAAAAAATATCCATTATTGACAATTGATAAAACTATAAAAATACAACTATTTAAACTATTTAAACTATTTAAACTATTTAAACTATTTAAACTATTTAAACTATTTAAAGTAATTATACAATTAATATTAATATATGGAAACTGAATTCATCTTTTTAACAGTATTTACAATTTGGTATTTAATAAATTATAAACCTACCTATACTGTTTTTTTATTTTTTATTAAACTGTATTATTCATTAAAACAATTCAGTTATTATTTTATTAATATTATATTTTTAAAATGTTGTGCGGATAATTCTTTAAATATTGTAAATGATGAAATATCATTAATACTTCCTAAATATGAAGACAAATATTTAAATGAAATTATAAACCTTACTAAAACACCTGTTGATATGAATAAACTCAATAATTGTTTTGTTATTGAATATACGCCTTTGGGAAATGTATTGATGATGTATGATTCATGTTGTGAATCATTCAAATATTATAGTGATAATGCTATACCATACAGATATTTAGAAACAGTTGCCAGAAAATTTGTTAAAATGTTTAATTGTAAAATTATATTTATAGATATGCAAGAAGAACTTCAATTAGCACAACTTAAATGGGATATTCAACAACAACAAGTATTAATTCATAATCAACTACCTATTCAAAATAATAAATCTATTTTTACTAAATTCAAAAATTATAATAAAGTTAATCTTCCATCTACATCACACAATAATATTCAACATAATATTCCATCTTCTTCTACATCATCCAATAATATTCAACATAATATTCAAAGCAAACAATTAATTATATCTACTACTGATACAGATTCAAAAATAGTTAAAGATAAATCGAATAGATTTACTTATGCTGGTAAAATGTGTAATTTCAGTTTTTTAAAAAAAACGGATCGAAAAACTGTAGATAAAAAATATGCAATGACATTTTCAGATTTTAAAAATTTAAAAAATTAACAAATTTAAAATAAATATTTTAGTAATATAGATTATAGTAATTTTTAAATATAAATTATTATATATGAATAGTAGAATAACAATTAAAAATAAAATTAAAAATAAAATTAAAAGTAAAAGTAAAAGTAAAAAACTAAAAGGAGGAGCAGAAGAAGTAGAAAAAGGATACGTAAAATCCGCAGCTGCTGCAATTAATAATAAAACTGCTGCAACTGCTCCTCCTGTTACTGCTCCTCCTGCTGATGCTCCTCCTGCTACTGCTCCTCCTGCTGCTCCTCCTGATGCTCCTCCTGATGCTCCTCCTGCTACTGCTCCTCCTGCTACTGCTCCTCTTGATGCTCCTCCTGTAACTGATGCTTCTGGTAATGATGCTTCTGGTAATGATGCTACTGATGTTTCTGGTAATGATTCTTCTTCTTCTCCTCCTACAAAACAAAAATGTTTTTTTACTGTAGTAAAAGATACAACACTACCTTATGTAAAAGTTATTGCAGACTATGCTACAGATAAAGGTAGTAGATTAATATTAGGAAGTAATAATAAAACAAAAAAATCAGAGGATACAGGAGGAATTGGTGGTATTATAAAAAAAACGGCAGCTATTACTATAAGTAATTTTAATGATTTTTTAGAATCTCCTTCATTTCAACAAACATTGTCAGAAACAGTAAATAAAACAAATCAAATTACACAAAAATTTTTAGAAGAAACTAACGCAAAACTTAATACACAACAAAATCAAGACAATTTTACAAATTATGTTAAAAATATAGCTAAATATTCAGATATAGCAGCAAAGAAATTAAATAAACCAGTTGATAACTTACTTGAAACAATGCATAATAGTGTTTTTGATGTAGCAAAATCTATCGCTGTAGGAGTTGTTAAAACAGCAGTATCTGCTGCAACTGCTGTTCCTGGAGTAGGAACAGTTTTAGCAATTCCAAAAATAACAGATAGTGTGGCAAATATTGCATATAGTGGTTTTAAAGCAACAGCAAATACCACAGCTGCGGTTGCTAATTTATCTAAAAAAATGTCTGAAGTTGGTGATAGTAGTAGTGGTGATGGTGATAGTGGTGATGGTAATGGTGATAGTGGTGATGGTGATGGTGATAGTGGTGATAGTAGTAGTAGTAGCAGTAGTAGTAATGGGACTAATGGTAAAAAATCAGAATCAGGAGAAACCAAAGAAGTACCAAAAGAAATCAAGGAAGTTACTAACTATACAATACAAAAAGGTGGAACTCAAATATATAATTTACAAAAAGCAGGAAATAAAATTATGAATAGATTACACAAATCTATTCATTCTTTTCATTATCCATTAAAAAATAAAACTAAAGAAAAATATTTTTACTCAAATAAAAAAAATAATTATATAAATAATACAAATACAAGAAAACACGTACGTTTTACTATTTAGTTTTTGATTTTAACCAATCATTAAATCCATTACTTTTATAAATATTATAAGAATTACCTAAATTAGTAAAAGCTATTTTATATGCTATTTTATTATATTCATCCATCTCATTTAAATAATTAAAAATGTCTTCTTGTTTTTCTATCGAATAACTAGTTATTAAATCAGAAATGGGTAAATTCAATAATTCAAAATTAATATTTTTTGACATTTTGTATGTTGTTTGTTATATTAAATATAATTTTAATATTTAATCAATTTTATTTAATAATATATAAATTATAAATTATATTGATTATTTAAAAAAAAAATTGAAATACTTTTTTAATTATAATTTAAAGATAATTTTGAGGTATAATTAATGAATTCAATCAGCGCAACGAGCAGCACGACGAATCAAATCAGTATGAATCAAATCAGTATGAACCCAATCAGTATGACTTCGATCAGCATTTATATTCCAAGATTATCTAGTTATATAAATGAATCAATGATTATTCAAGAATTTTATATTTTTGGAATTGGACAAGTAAGTCGTGTTGATTTTACAACTCCTAATAAAAAACCAGGATTTACCGAAAAAATAGTTCCATATAAAAGTGCATTCGTTCATTTTACTAACTTTTTTGAAACATCCATTTCTGCAAATCTTCTTTGCAAATTACAAAAAGGAGAATCTGAAATGTTATATCCTACATGTTGTGCTGAATATTGGATTTTATTAATGACTATTAAACCTGTTCCAGAAACTTTAATGAATGTACATCAAATTGTAGATAATTGTCAATTTTTAGAAAAAAAAATTCAACAACAAGCAACAATTATCAAACAACTTGAAACACAAGTTTCTGAAATGATGGAATTTGTAGTAATGATGAATATTAATAACACTCAAAAAAGCAGTAAAAAAAAAATAATGTCTCTTCAAGAACAAATTTTATATGATATGTATAATGACATACATGATGAAACTGATGCAACTGATGAAACTGATGATAATGACTCTTACTCTTAAACTTAAACTTAAATTATAAATATAAATATTATATTATATATAGTATAAATTTATATAAATTTATATAAATTTATATTGTAATTATTAAAATAATAATTACAATATTTTTTTTTACACCTTTTCTCATTTCAAACGCCCATTATTTAAAAAATTGATTTAAAATATTATGTTTATGTTTATATTATTATAAACATAAAAATGACTACATTACTAAGACGATTTAGCGATATAACAATGGCAGTATACACAGGTTATTATACTGATTTGGGAGAAACTGAACTTATAGATGAAGACAATCTTGAAAATATAAAAATTCGTGTTGTTCCCCACGAAGGTGTTCATAAACATGTAAATTATATAATTACAATTAAATTTCAAGAAGAAGGAAATTGGTCACTCATTTACATAGATTCTGAACTATATGATAAAATTAAAACAAATCAATATTTACAAGAAAAAGGAAGAGTTGGTCAACACAAAGGTATATGTATTAAAAATATGGGTTACGCATATAATTTTAACAAGAATTTTAAAAATTTATGTGGTAATAAATGGGAAAATTACATTTATAATTTAATTTGTGTATTTAATAATTTACAAGATTTTGAAAAAGGAAATGGTATTAAATCAAACTATAAAAATATTTTGTCTATATAAAATATTGGGCGTTTGAAATGAGAAAGGTGTAAAATAATTTTAACTATTAAATAAATAAAAATGAAATACTTTTATTTATTTTACTTACTGAATATTTATATATAACGTAACGTAACATTATATTATATATAATTTATATATTTTTAGTAAATAAATTATATATTTTTAGTAAATAAATTATATATTTTTAGTAAATAAATTTTAAAATATTAATTAAAAAAAAATGAAATACTTTTTTAAATTAAATGAAAGGTATTTTTAACTTCACAGAAGTTTTCGAATACAAATTCGATCGTAAGTAATCAAGCACAAAAAAAAATCAAATCCAGAATGGTTTCAGTTACTACCAACGATTTACCAATCATTTGTATTCCCCGTGTCTTCTCAAATATCACTGAGAAACGTATTCGTAAAATCTTCACTGATTTGAATATTGGGAATATAGAACGCATTGAAATTGTAAGTTCTGGAAAAAAAGGAAGCGGTTTTAATAAAGTGTTTGTCCATTTCTCACAATGGAATGGTGATGACTATTCTCAAATAGTCAAACAACGGTTACTTTCAGGTAAGGAACACACAATTGAGTATGATACACCTTGGTTTTGGAATGTCTACGCTTATCGTCCTCAGTATACACTTAAACCTCTTCTACCTCTTCCACCTCTTCCACTTCAACTTCCACTTCAACTTCCACTTCAACTTCCACTTCAACTTCCACTTCAACTTCCACTTCAACTTCCACTTCAGCAACTTACACTATATGAATTATATGGTCCTTGTAATTTAAGCAATATTCCTAAAGCTAAAGATTTAACTGCTTATTTTGAAAGACAATCAGCGAAAGCAACAGCGAAAGCAGAAAGACACACAGCGAAAGTAACAGCGAAAGCAGAAAGACACGCAGCGAAAGCAGAAAGACATAGACAAAGACAAGCATCCGCAGAAGAAGCAGAAACAAAAGCATCCGCAGAAGAAGCAGAAACAAAAGCATTCGCAGAAGCAGAAGAAGCAGAAACAAAAGCATTCGCAGAAGCAGAAGTAGAATCAAAATCATTCGCAGAAGCAGAAGAAAGACGAGCATCAGCAAAAGTTACAGCAGAAGAAGAAGGCAATAACAAAGACGAATATATTTTTGAAAAAACTTTAGAAGAATACATTAAAGAAGAAGATGACATAAAAGAAGCAGAAGTATTTAAAAAAAAAAATTATTCTAATTTTTATGATATTGATCAACCAGCATTTTCTTCTACTATCATAGATTATGGTAATGTAGTTTTACCTCCAAAAAGAAAACGCATTATTAAAAAATATAAATATTAATAAATTTTAACAATTATATTTTAGATAGATATAGATAGGAAAAAATTAAGGAAAAGATAATTAAAAAAAAATTTAAGGAAAAGATAATTAAAAAAAAGAAATTAAGGAAAAGATAATTAAAAAAAAGATAATTAAAAAAAAGATAATTAAGGAAAAGATAATTAAAAAAAAAATGCTAAAAGCATTTTTTTTCTTAAATTTAATATTTAGTAGTTTAAAGTATGTTAATTAATTAGTTAATTAATTAATTAATTAATTAATTAATTAATTAATTAGTTAATTAATTAATTAGTTAATTAATTAATAATATATATATATATATAAATGTCATCATCAACAAATACAAATTATGGTAATAATAGTTTTGCAAAAAATACTACTGGAGAAAATAATACAGTAGTTGGATCACATGCTGGTTATAATAATTCAACTGCCTATAATAATACTATTGTTGGAACAAATTCAATGTATAATAATACAATTGGTTTAAATAATACTGCAGTAGGTGCGGGTTCATTATTAAATAATAATACAGGTTCATTAAATACTGCGGTTGGTTCTAGTGCATTACAAAATTTATCTTCAGGAAATGAAAATGTAGGTATTGGAGTTCAATCATTATATGAAAATAATGGTAATTTAAATACTGCTGTTGGTTCTTATGCTGGTGAAAATATTACTGGTTCTTATAACACTTTTTTAGGTGCCAATACAACAACTGATAATTATTTAACTAATTATGAATATTCTACTGCGATTGGTTATAATGCTACAATTGATGCATCTTATCAAATAATGCTTGGAATGTCTGGAATATATGGTAGTTGTACTGTAGTAATACCTGGTATATTACAATTTGGTGATGGAACAACACAACAAACCGCAGGTGGTGGTGGTGGTGTAGGAACTACTGGATATACTGGTCCTACTGGTCCAGCAAGTGGTGGTGCGGGAACTACTGGTTATACTGGTCCTACTGGTCGTGGATATACTGGTCCTACTGGTCCTATTGGTTATACTGGTCCTGCTGGTTCTGGGGGAGGAGGAACCGTAACTGGTTATACTGGTCCTACTGGTCCAGCAAGTGGTGGTGCGGGAACTACTGGTTATACTGGTTATACTGGTTATACTGGTCCTATTGGTTATACTGGTCCTGCTGGTTCTGGGGGAGGAGGAACCGTAACTGGTTATACTGGTCCTACTGGTCCAGCAAGTGGTGGTGCGGGAACTACTGGTTATACTGGTTATACTGGTTATACTGGTTATACTGGTCCTATTGGTTATACTGGTCCTGCTGGTTCTGGGGGAGGAGGAACCGTAACTGGTTATACTGGTCCTACTGGTCCAGCAAGTGGTGGTGCTGGAACTACTGGTTATACTGGATATACTGGTCCTACTGGAACTTTTAGTGATACTGGTACTGTAACTAATTTAAATATAAGTAGTTCAATAATATTTGGAGATTCAAGTAGTCTAACAAGCGGAAATATTGGTAAACAATTATTGTCTGGTGCTATTAATTCAGTACAATGGGATTTTAATTTATCAGATTCTTACGTTAATTATCCAGTTTTTTTTAGTACTATTATAGCAACTAATACTAGTTTACCTACTTATACTGGTAATTTAAATCTTTTTCCTCAAAGTATTAATTTTACTATTAGTTCGATTATTCTAGAAGATAATACTGTTAATTCAATTTTTACTGACCCTAATGCTGTAAATATGCCTGTATCAATTCCTAATTTATATTCAACCGGTATGAATACTTTACAAGGATCTGGAGCACCAGTTAATTTTGTTGGTACAAATCAAACAGTAGGATCAGGAAGTTATCTTATAGGATCATCAGCTAATTTTGTAGATTTGTTATTTCCAGTAATTACAGGAACAGCATATTTAACAACAACAACATATTGGTTAAATGACTCTTATGTTGTATCTACTTCTTATAATTTTACTTGTAATTCGACAAATCCTGATATAACATTTACAAATTATTTTTATGACCCCAACGATACTACTACTCTTACGAATAACCCTATTCAACTAATACAAATAATATATTCAGGACCTGTATTACCAGCACGTCAATTACAATTAAATTGGTCATAAATCTATTTTTTTTAAGTAAAAATAAAATATAAATAAATAATCTATTTATTTATATTATTATATATGTATCATATAAATATTATTTATTAGAAATATATTTACATTTATAAGGAATATTATAAGTTATTGCACACCAATAACTAAATCCACTTCCATGCTTATAAGATGTATATGCATAAATAGAATTAGAATATGATAATAAATAGAAATCTAATAGAGTATTTTTTATTTTTTCTCTCTCTAATAAAACTCCTTCTCCCAAATGAGTAATTTTATTAAAAAGGAGTTTAATATTTGAGAAATATTTTAAAATAAAAGTTTTAATTTCATTATTGTCAGCAATTAATAAAAATGTAGAATTAAGATTAGAATTAATTAATATATTAATTTCAGTAAAAATGTGTGTTAAATAATAAATATTAAATGTTTTAGTAGTTTCTTTTAAAAATGAATCACCAGAACGAATATGAATAATTGAATATGTATTTTTTTCTAAAAATAGTGTATTTAATGTATTATTAATATATGTATTCATTTCTGCATTAGGTTGTAATAGTTCACGCATATATTTTGTGTGATGTTTTTCAATTTGATTATATGGAAACATAATATTATATATAAATAAAGATTTATTAGTTACTATTAAAGTAGATAAATAAGAAATAAAAGTATGTATACTTTGTGAATCGTGTGTAACATTTATAATATAATTATTAGAATCAAAATTTGATTTTTTCCAGTTATTTTCAAAAAACATAGGAATATTTTCAATAAATGATTTATTAATTGTAAAATTAAGAGATAATTTTTTTAAAAATAAAGCGATAGGATGATTAATAATAATATTAGGTTTAAAATTATATTTGTCACAAAATTGTAATAAAAAGTAGCAACCTCTAATAAAGTCACCGAATCCAGTAGGTTTATTATTTTGTGCATAATTAGTTTGATATACATTATGAATAGTGGTAATATTTTTATTATAAAGTGTGTTAATATTATAATTTTTAATAGTAGTAGGAATACTATGAATAGTAGGAATACTATGAATAGTAGGAATATTATAAATAGTATTCATAGTATGAATAGTATTCATATTCATAGTATTCCTAGTAGAAATAGTATTTATATTCATAATAGTAGAAATAGTATTCATATTCATAGTATTCCTAGTAGAAATAGTATTCATAGTATCTTTTTGTTTAGTTTTTTTACGATTAAAATAATTGTTTAATATAGAATCATTGAACATATATATATATAAAATAAAAAAATAAAGAATATAAAACGTAAAATAGTATATATGATATGAGTGAATTATATTCAAATGAATATTTAAAAATAATAGAAAATGATAATAATATATTTAGAATAGAATTTAATTATTTGAACATAGCTTTAATTAATTCATTAATAAAAACGAAACTTTTATTAGGTGCGGTATGTAATGAGAAGTATGATATAGTTCAATTTAAAGCATTATCAGTAAAACCATTTATAGAATATCAAAAAGAACAAAAAGAAATAAGAGGAACTAGTAAAATAAGTATAAAAAACGCATTACAATTATTGTTGGATTTATCAGTTCAATTAAATTATTTAATAACAAAAGAGTCGTGTAGTTTTATAGGATATAATTTAGAAGATATATTTGTAATAAATGATAGTAAATTTATATTTTTAGGAACAGAATTAATAAAAGAATTAAATAAAAATAAGATTATTATAAGTAATCCGTTTAGTGAAAATGATTTTTTTGTTTCTCCAGAATTATTAAAAATAAAAGATATTCCATCTTATATTCATTATAAAAGTGTTTATTTTAGTTTATCTTTTTTAATATTATATTTATTATCAGAATCATCATCATTATCAGTTGAAATTTATAATGAATATTTAAAAATAGATGATGAAAGAAGATATGAAAGATTGAAAGAATATTTAAATATGTTATCGATAAGAGAGACAAAATTATATTGGGTTCTCTCTAGAAGTTTAATTGAAGATTGTGAAAAAAGGAATATATTATTTATATAAAAAATGGTGAGTGTGAGTGTATAGTGAATAATATAATAATATAATATAATATATAATGTCATTAACAGCTTTTAAAAGGAAATCAGTAATTAATTATGGTTCAAAACGTTCAGGAGTAACTCCCGGTGGTTATTGGTTGCCACAAGGTCCATTTGGTCATTCAACAAATGGATTGCAATTAGCAATTCAGAATTATGGTTCGGTAGGTTTTTCAATAAATGGAGGTCATAGAAATGTAGGATATATAGGTAAAACATATAAGATGTCAAAATCAGGAACTCCTTATAGAGGAGCATATCCGGTTGGTTGGGGTGGTACATTTGGAAAATATCCTTCAGCAGTGTTAGTTGGTAATTATAGTGGAGCAATTGCAAATAGTAAAAATGCGGTGGTTCAACCAGTATTAAATTCAAGTGAAGTATCAACATTAGGAACTCAATATTTATATGTAAAGCCGTCTGTTTTATCTACAAAAGGAATGTTAGATAAAAAATATAGATGGGCATATTATGGGACATATCCGAATTATTGGGTTCAACCTAATTATACAGGTAATCAAACGGATACAGTAAGTCAAGGATTATACGTTCAAAATTTGGCTTCTGCGAATACATGTAATTTAAAAGTGAATAATGTAGGTACTTATGAAGGTAATATTGTGAAAACGAGTCCTACATTATGTACTCCAGGAACTTCAACAGCGAGATTTAAATATAATGATATGGCGCGTAATGCTCCATACACAAAAACGTTATATCAACCTGTATCTTATAGTCAATATAATTTGAATTTAACTAGAGGATGTAATAATCCGATTGGATATCAAAAACCATTTCCATTTGCAGTATCTACAGGAAGTAGTCAATCTGCTAGTGGAACAAGTATAACAAGTTTTGCAAATGCGTGTAATACTTCAAAAACTTATTTAGTTCCTCCAAGATGGTATACAAAAAGTACATCGACTCCAAATGTGGTTGAAACGACTCAAACAACTCAATTTAATAATATTCTTTAATATTTACAATTTAAATATTAATAATAAATATTAGTATTTTTTATATTTAAATATAAAGAATACTAATAATATTAATTATTATGGAAAATAGTAAAAAAAAAATTATAGATTGTTTTATATTTTTTAATGAATTAGAATTATTATATTATAGATTATCACTTTTATATGAAGTAGTTGATTTTTTTATAATAGTAGAATCTAATTATACACATGTAGGTAATAAAAAAGAATTATTTTACGAAAACAATTTATATTTATTTAAAAAATTTAGTGATAAAATTATTCATATTGTTATAGATTTACCATTTATTTATCCAAATATAGATTATACTAATAATGATCAATGGAAAAATGAGAATTATCAAAGAAATTGTATAGATAATGGTATTAAACAACTTCAATTATGTGATAATGATTTAATTACAATTTGTGATTTAGATGAAATACCTTCACCAAATATATTAGTTCAACTTAAAAATTTAAATATTATAGATGGTTTTTCATTATCATTAGAGATGTATTACTATAATTTAAATTGTAAACACAATGTAAATTGGGAAGACAAAACTAAAATAGTTACATTTAAAAAATATAAAGAAACTACACCACAACAAATACGTGAATTTGTTGTATTACCATTATTAAATAATTCTGGATGGCATTTGAGTTATTTTGGAGATGTTAAATTTATACAAAATAAAATAAGTCAATTTGGTCATCAAGAATATAATAATAATACTTATACGGATACTAGTAGTTTAATGAATAAAATATCTAATAAGATTGATATATTTGGTAGATCATATGTTGAAATAAACAATATTGAAATAGAAAATAATATTTTTTTACCACCAAAATATAATTTGTATTTAAATAATTATTATAAATCAAATATAATTGAAAAAAATAATAATAAAATCATTATATATTTTCATATTTGTTGTATTAATAACTGGCTAGAAATTGTATCTAATTTATTTTTTAAAATTAAACATAGTGGGTTATATAATTATGTATTTGAAATTAGATGTGTAGTATTAGGTGATACTAGTATTATTGAAGAGAATAAAAATATATTTAATGATAGTAAAATTAAAATTATATATTCTTCAAATGATACATCTTTATTTGAACACAAAACTATAAATCTATTATATGAAGATAGTAAATTAGATGATTTTTATGTTTTATATATTCATAGTAAAGGTGTTAAACATTATAAAAACCCTATAGAACCAAATGTGTGTGATTGGACTGAATATTTAAGTTTTTTTAATATTTATAATTTTGAAAAATGTATTGAATTATTAGAGAATTATGATGCTGTGGGTATTAATTTAATGTATGATACAAATAATTATCCTTTACATTATTCAGGAAATTTTTGGTGGTCAAAAACATCACATATAAAAAATAACAATATGATAATTGATAATTATGTGTGTTCGCCTGAATTTTGGATAACTAAAATATCGGGTACTTATATATCATTATGTAATTCAAATACTAATCATTATAATAGTCCTTATAAATTTACGAATTATGAAAATAATGTAATAGATGAAAATTCGTGTTTAAAATATAAATTTTAATTTAACAATAATAAATTTATATTTTCTCTCTAATTATAAAAATAGAATATAAAATATATATTTTCTAAAATATATATTTTAAAATTATAAAAATAAAATAATATATATGTTAGAGAGAAAATAAAAATATAATAATAAATATCTTTACTTTTTTTTTAATAAAATAAAATAAGAATAAGAATTTATATATATTTTCTCTCTAAATTAATAATTAGAATAAAATATATTTTAGAGAGAAAATAAGAATAATATAAAATAATGTCTCAATCAGGAGCATTTGGATATATAATAAATAAAAAAAAATATATGATGTATGTAGAATATGATGCTGATTTATTATGGAAATTATTAGTGAGAGAAATATATATATTAATGAAACATTATGGTTCAAAAGATTTATTAGAAAAAGCATTTAAAGAAATAAAAATTGCAAAATATATTCCAAATGCAGATATAATAGAGAAATGTAAATGTTATAGTGATTTATCTCAAACAAATCATACGTGGTCTTCAATTTTAAAATATTGTCAAAGTAGTTATATAAATATAATAGAATCTGGTTATATTTTAAATACAAAAGATATATATGGTTTTATATTTATATTAAATTTTGATAAAGAGACAATAAACTATTATAATATAAATCTTGAAAATAAAAAAAAAATATTAAATAGTGTAACGATAAATGAAATAATGGAATTTGATGAAATGCCTAAAAAGAGTTATATAGAAATAATTCAAGAAATGAAAGAAAGATTTACAAATTATTATGATTCATTAATAAATATTCAAAAAGAAATAATCAGTTTAAAAAAAATAAAAGAAAATGCAAATAAACAAGGTGCTGTAAATATAGAAGAAAAAGTGGATATTTTATTATATAATATGAATTGGGAAGAGAAACAACTAAATATGAATAGGCGTGTATTTTTTCATAGATTAAAAGCATTAAATTTAATAGATGACGATAATTAAATAATTAAACAATTTAAAGATTATAATATAATTATTGAAATATAAAAATGAGTAATTTAAAAACAACATTATTAAAATTGAACGTATTAAATTATTATGATAAAGTAATGATTTTAAAAGTTTATATAGATAATTCAGATCCTGAATTACATAATAAATATGTAACTGCAGTAATAAATCATAATAATAATTTAAGCAATAATTTAAACAATAATAATTATATAGATGCAGGGTTTGATTTATTTACTCCGAAAAATGGAGAAGATGATAATGATACTGAAGATGATAATAATGCAATAATTCCTTTTTTTCAGAATAAAACAAATAAATTAAATTATAAAATATGTTGTTCTGCAAAGATGTATTTAGATACTGGAAAGAGTTATAATACAGGTTATTATATGTATCCTCGTTCTTCAATTTCTAAAATTCCTTTACGTTTAGCAAATAATGTAGGTATAATAGATGCTGGTTATAGAGGTCATTTAATAGGAATGTTTGATGTATTATTATCATATAATAATAAAAATATAAGTGGTGATTATTTTGGAAATAAGTATGATCGTTATTTACAAATATGTAGTCCAGGATTGGAACCTATTATAGTAGAAATAGTGGAAAGAAAAGAAGATTTAGGTAATTTAACAATTCGTGGTGATGGTGGGTTTGGTTCTAGTGGAGTATAATTTAATAAAATAATTATAATATATTATATTAATAATAATTATATGAATAAATGAAATACTTATTTATGTAGATTTTTATGTAAAATTAAATATTATCAATATATTATCTAATATTATTAAATAATATATGAAGTTTATAAAAAATAATATAAAAATAATAATATTATTTTTATTTTTATATTTATTATATTTTAAATATTATAAAAAAAGTAATATATTTAAAGAAGGATTTACTTGGAATCAAGAAACGATTAAAGATTTTATATTTATTGAAAATAGTTTAAATCGTCAACATATATTTGATGTAAATATATTACAAAATGTAGTAAGTCAAGAAGAAGTGGAATATTTTAATAAAAATAATATATGGCCTTGGTCGGAAACAACAAAAGAAATATATATTAAAGCAGTAAATAAGAATCCATATATTAGAAATATACCAGAAGATTCATTAAATTCCACAATGAAAATATATAATGAAGCTAATATATTAAAATTGTTGTCTTATCAAACGAAAGAAGGACAATTTTTATTAAATGGAATTTTAATAAATGATCCTTCAAATACGATTGAACGATTACCGAATGGTTTTGGAGATTTTGGTTATAATTCAGGTTTAATAGAAAATAGAAAAGATGATATAATAAAATGTAATATGAATAAAAATAGTTTAGAGAGAAAAACATATACTGGAAAAGGGAATATATATGGAGAACAAACATATAAAATATCTGATATAAATTATAATGATTTGGAAACTATAATTCCCAATTTTACATTTGTAAATAATCCGTGTAATCCGTGTGTAGCGTTAAATGAAAATGCGGATTATTCTTGTCCTTTTAAATTAAATATAAAGAATGATTCTTCAATAATGAGTGATGTTTGGCGTTATTTATGGAATATAAGTATTTAAATAATATTATATAAAATAGTAATAATTAATTATTTAAATACTTATACATCATTAATAAATAATTAATTATTTAAATACTTATACATCATTTGTAGATAGCAAATAATAAGATTTATTATTAAATTCTCTCATTAAATTATTTGCGTTTTGTGTAAGATGAACAGTATCCATACAGTCAGATATAGTATGTTCGAATTGTTCGAATTCCATATCATATGAATTTGGAATTGTTAAATTATTTTCTAAAATAGTTAAATTATTTGTTGGAATTGGAATTGGAATTGGAATTGGAATTGGAATTGGAATTGAAATGTTTCTTTCAAATATATTTTGTGTATTATCTAAATCATCAAATATTTCATTACTTTGACTATTTTGTGTATAATTATTTCTTGTAAATCTAAAGCTTTGTGTATTTTGTGTATTTAAATAATTATCAAATGATAATTCTTCTTCATTAGGTATATTAGTAACTGAATAAATTCGTTCATTACCTTGACTGGTTTGTCTTGCAGAAACATACATATTAGCATATTTAGAATTCATCGTTTTATGAGAAATGTAAATATCATCACATAAATTTTTCATAAATATATCATTTAATAAATTATTATCACTCATATATTGTTTCATTTCTTGAATAAAAAAATGTAAATTTTGTTTAAATTGATTTGATAATAATTCAGTAGGAGTATTATATTTCAAATAATTTTTTACTGAGTAAAGTAATTCTAATGTTCTTTGTCTAAAAATATATTTAGTTAAATCTATATATTCTTTTTCTTTAAAAAGTGTAACAGTGAAATCGGTTTTATCAATAATATTATAAGCAGTTAATTTAATATTACATATTTCATCATTATTAGAAATAATATGAAATGTTTTATTACTTTCAGTAGTAATATCATTGACATTTAATGAATTACTCCATAAATTATGATTAAAATTATATATAAGTCCATTAGTAATTGTAATTTCTACATTAGTTAAGAATTTATACATTATGCTATGTATAATTTCACCATAAACAAGTCCTGCATTTTCGAGTTTATCTATAAAATAATAAGAACAATTTTTATTAGAACTGATGGTATCGAGTAAAATACTATCATGATCAATTCCGAATCCAATAAAAGCATTATAGATATTAGTATTAATTAATTGACTTAAATAATTGTTATCATTATTTCCACATGTAGTATCTCCATCAGTCATAAATATATTAGTAATTTTATCTAGAGTTGATGCCGTATCATATTGTGTTATTTTTTTATTAATAAATAAAAGAGCCATTTCAATATTAGTAGAATGACAAGGAATAATTCTATCAATTTTGGATAAAATAATATTTAAATTAAAATTAGTGATTTGTGTGCGTTCAACAATTGTATGAATGATATCATTAAATGTTTCGATAGTAATTGAAACATTAGAGTTATTTTTAAAATAACGAATCATATTTTTTAAAGTATGTAATATGTGTTGCATTTTACTTTTACCATCACTACAAAGATCTGACATAGAAGCTGAACAATCTATCATAAACCATAATTCGTGTTTTTCTTTATTATTAATAAGATTATTAATAGTAGTAAATTGAAATACACCAAATTTAGAAGGAAATAAAATAGGAACTAATTTAGTATCAAGTAATTTATTTTCAAATTGAAGAGTATAATTTTGTAATATTTGTTTATCATTTTCATTATCATTTTCATTTTCAAATTCGATTCCATTATTCATAATAATAATAATAAGTAATATAAATAATATTTAAGTAGTTTACTATTGTAATTAAAAATACTTATATTATTTGTAATTAAAAATACTTAAAAAAAAGTATTTAATTAATAAAATGGATCCAGAAAATCAAAAACAAGTTAAATTGACAGATATTGTAGTTGAAGATGAAAATGTTGCGTTAAATGTATTAGTTAATTTTATATCATTAGCACAAAAAAGAGGTGTTTATACGATAGATGAATCTGCAAAGATTTGGGAATGTATTAAAATTTTTCAAAAGCTTAAGGGTTAAAAGTTAAATGTTAAAGGTTATAAATTATTAATATGATATAATAATAATTTATGTATGAAATTGAAAAAGAAGAATCAGAATAAAAAAATGGTTGTAATGGTTTGTTTATTTATGAAATAAGTATTTAAATTATATATTTATTATAAATATATAATTTCGCCTCAAAACGGATTCGAACCGTTGACCTCAAAGTTAACAGCTTTGCGCTCTAACCAACTGAGCTATCAAGGCATTTTAGCAGATGATTGTTTCGATCAATCGATCTTTTGGTTATGGGCCAAACGGCATTCCTCTTGCCCAATCTGCTATTGATTGATACTGGTTCCGTATTCAATTAATTAAAATTAATAATGCTGTATGGAACCTTTTATTATTATTATTATTATTATTATTTATTATCACCCAATGAGAGGCTCGAACTCTCGACCACTAGCTTAAAAGGCTAGCGCTCTACCAAACTGAGCTAACCGGGTAAATATTTACTTGCCAGTAAATTAATATATATTAAATTATCTTCATTACTAGGATTGAACTAGTTTATTTATATAATTAAATGCTTTTACCATTAAGCTAAATGAAGATAAAATAATATAAAATGCAAGTTCCTTTTTTTTTTATAAAGCGGTTTTTTTGCTGTAAGGAACTTATCTTCATTACTAGAATCGAACTAGTTTATTTATATACAAATAAATGCTTTAGCCATTAAGCTATATGAAGATAAAATAAAATGCTAGTTCCTTTTTTTGATAAAAGTTTTTCTTGCTGTAAGGAACTATTTATTTACATATTATAAGATTCAATACTCTTTAAATTGTTTTATAATATATATTAAATATCTTATAAATTTATTAATAATTAAAAATTAAATAATTAAATAATTAAATAATTAAACTACTATTCTTATGCACGAAGAGGGGTTCGAACCCTCGCATCTTATGATAGTGGGTCTTAAGTCCACCGCCTTAGACCACTCGGCCATTCGTGCTTTATAGTTAAGTTTTTTACATTCGACTTTAATCAAACAAATTATTTTATTTATTTTATTTATTTATTTATTTCATCTTTATCTTTATCTTTAATAAATGCATTAATATATTATATAAATAATAACATATAATTATAATGAATTTGGACAATCCATTAATAATTATTCAAAAATCGAATGTCCATGGATTAGGTGCTTTTGCAAAAAAAAATATATTAAATAATACTAAATTATGTGATTATATTGGAACTGAAATGAAATGGAAAGATTTTAAAGAAAAATATGGCGATTATAAAAAGAATTCATTAAATACCTATCCTATGAGAAGAATATGGAAAATAATTGTTGCAAAAGAAGAACCTTATTTATCTAATAATATTGTTAATTATATTAATGAAGATATTCAATCTCCTAATTGTATTTTAAAATCTAGAGCATTATATTCTATAAGAGAGATACAACAAAATGAAGAACTATTTTTAAAATATCCTGTAGATTATAATAGATATTGGCTTCAATAAAATAAAATAAAATAAAATTACATTTGTTTCATAATAACTTCTGTTCGGTCTTCATTTATATTAAAATAATATGGTTTTTTTGTATCATATACTATTTTATCAAAATTTATAATTATATTTTTTTTATTTAATTTATGTTTAAAATTCAATATATTATTACAACAATAAGGTTTAAATAATGAGATATTTGATTGTTCTATAAAATAATTATTTTCATTTTTTAGATTTGTATTTATTAAACATTCTATTAATTGTGTATAAATATGATTACAATTTAAATCTTGAGAAAAAGACATAATATTATTATTATTGATTTATCTATTTATATAAGTATTTCAATAAAATATATAATATTGCTCATACTGGGAATTGAACCCAGACAATTAGATTCTCCACTGCCGGAATCGAACCAGCGACATCTCGAATACAAATACTACTTCTACAGTCGAGTGCTCTACCAACTGAGCTAAGTGGAGATGATTTATCTATTTCAATAAATATATAATATTGCTCATACTGGGAATTGAACCCAGATTAATTGCTCATAAGACAACTGTGCTAACCATTGCACTATACGAGCTGTAATATACTATCTTGGATAAAGTTATATACGTTTTATGCTTAACCCAAATTAGGATAAAATGATACAAAGTAGTTTCTCAAAACTGACGACTAAAATGCATCAGCCGGGAATCGAACCCGGGGCTCCCGCATGGCAAGCGGAAATTTTACCACTAAACCACTAATGCTCTGATGTCTGCTTTGACGAAAATTATGAATAGGATAAAATGATACACGAGCTTGATATGGATACTGTTTTCATTATACGTGCTCTTCCACTGAGCTACTTAGTCTAATAAAAGACTAAGGTAGGTTTCGATCCTACGACCACGTGCTAAAAATGCAGATTTATTGCTGTTAGAAAACATTTTTATTTTATTATAACCTGACGTGAGACTCGAACTCACAACCACAAGATTAGAAGTCTTGCACTCTATCCAATTGAGTTAGTCAAGCAGGAATTAGGATCCTATCCAGGATATATTATTATATTAATTGTCTTTAAATTGATTCTTTTAATATATTTATTTTATTTTATTTTTACTTTATATAATGAATTATTATGATATTTATATTTATATTATATTCGCTTTTAAAATCGGATTTATTTTAATGGCATTGATTAACCTTTTATTGAAAGTTAAAAATAAAAAAAATACATCTAATACACATAATACATCTAATAGATCTAATAAATCTAATACACATAATAATAATACTAATATACATAAAAACATTATTAAGCAAAAATCATCATCTTCTACCTTTAATACTCTAATTAATTATTGGAAAGAAAGATTCGAATTTATATTTATATTTTTAATGTCAGCATTATTAATATACTTATTTAATCCAAGAAAAAATAGAGGAGTTCTTATCAATGGAGAAACCAAATTATTGTTATACCTATTTGGATTTATATTATTAATTACTGCTAATTGGAAATTATTTATTAAAGAAACTAAATGGTTTCAAGATATTCAACATATATCTGGTAAATAATATTATTATTATTATTATTATTATATATGAGAAAAACTAAAAATACTTATACATTCCCATTTAATACTTGTGAAATTCCTAATAAAAAAGGAATTTCACAACCATATTCTGTATTTTTTAATTTCATTATTTGTTTAATTATTTTATATTATTTATTAATAACTACAAATTTTTCATCTAAATTACTATTATTTTCAATTCTATTATTTGAATTATTTCATACATTTTGTCATAGCATTCATTTACACAATTATAGTCAAATTATAATTACACATTTATTAGCATATTTTGTAAATTTTTGTTATTTATTCGCTCTTTATAATTATTCAAATAAAATACCAAATAATTTATTTATATTTTATTTATTATTTATTATATTATTTGATATTTATGCTTTTCGAAATTTACCTTTTATATTTTATTTATCTACTCAATTCTTAATTTTTATTAGTTTATTTTTATATTATTATACATATTTTTCAAAAGATATAAAAAATAAAATACCATTAATTTTTATTTTAACTTTATTCATTTTATTATTATTTATTAATGAAAGTTATAATTGTAAAAAAATGTTAAATAAATATAAATGGTTTCCATTTCATATATTAGTTGAAATCACTGGTATATTTTTAGTTTATAATATTTGCACTATTTTTAGTAAATTATAATATTTTATAATAATATTTTTACATTCTCTTCCTTTGACCTAAATAACCTGCTGCACTTCTACCAACCATTCCTACATCTGTATGAGGTTTATATATAAATGTACCTTTACTTGTTGTATAACACAAATTACTTGAACAACCATTATACATTTTATCATATGGAAGTAATGTTGTATCAAATAATGTTTTATAATTAGTTGATTTATTTAATCTATTTGATGGATAAGAAGAATTCGTATATACAGTAGCAAGAGTGAACATTTTATAATATTACTTTATACATTTATTTATCTAATAATTATTTTAATGTCTTCCACACGAACCACATCCTGCTTTTGCATTATTAATACGACTTATCATTCCACTATTTAAACTAGATGGTAATGTTATCGGCACATTTACTAAATTACTTTTCGGTTGACTATAAATAAATGAATTATTATTTGTAATATACATTTTCATTAATGGAGGAGGAGGCATATTTATTATAATTAATACTAATATTATAATATTTATTACTAAATCTTTTTTTTTATGATTCACTTAATTCTAAAAATCCACTTGGATATATTATATTATTTATTGTTTCATTACAATTACAAGGATAATATACTAATAATTCTGACATACTTGCTATTGTTTGAATGGTTCCATTATCAAATTCAATTGTATAAATCGAATTTATTATATTTAAAATTATTGCACGACTATAATAAGTATTTCCAGTTTCAATCGCATATACATAATCTCCTATTTTAAATGTAAATTTACCTCCTACTTCTTCTGGTTCCCAATAAGGATTATTATAAATACTAATGTTTTGTTCTAAACTTTTTTTTATTGGACAATTACACCCACTTACTATATTGGTTTTGGTTGTTTTACCACCATAAATTGGATATGCATTATTAAAAGGGATCGGTTCTCCAAATCCATTTGGAATTATTCCACGTCTTAAAGGTCCTTTTCCTTTTAAACGATTTAAATATCTATCATATGAATTATGTTTTATATCACATCCAATTCCTCCTGGAGTTTGACTTCCTGGTTTACTTGATGTTACTGATGTATGTCTTTTATTTAAACTATTATTATTTCCAGTTGGAATTGACGCTTTTTGTACACTTGGATAAACTCTATCACTCATTTGATTCCAGCATACACCATTTGTTTTTATTCCTGGTTGTTGATAAGTATTTAATGAAGCTACATTTGATGTATATAAAGAACTATATACACGAACCGTGTTTTGAATTAATTTCAATTTTTGATATTGATCTGCAGGAGTATTTCCATTCAAATTTGTATCACATCTTCTATATCTATAATAAAACATTGGTAAATTCAATAATTTATTTTCTTTATTATATACAATTGATGTTTTTGAAAATAAAGTCATTATATATATCATTATTTATTAAATAAAATTGATATTAAATTATTCTTTTATTTTATTATCAATTCATCTAATTTAATTTAATATAAAATGTATAAAATCGCAACACCGATCGCAAATCGAATTAAACAACCTTCACAATGTTGCATTTATTGTGGAAAATCATATGTTAAAAAAAATAATTTAAATAATCATATTATTATTTGTGAATTATTAAATAAAACCAGTAAAGAAGAAGAAATATTGGAATTACCTTCACAACAAACAATGTTTCAACTTATTATTGAATTAACTAAAAAATGTAATAAATTGGAACATACAATTCAAGATATCAATAAAAATTTTGTTAAAAAAATGAATAATAATATTAATATTTTAGAATGGTTAAATGAACATAAAATACCTTCTATTTCATTTCACAATTTAATCGATTCTATTTTAATTACAGAACAAGATATTACATTTCTTTTTGATAATAATTTTTATGATACTTTAAATTTAATATTTACTAGAACTATTTATAATTATGAACTTGATAATCCTATTTGTTGTTTTACACAAAAAAAAAATACATTTTATATATTTGATTTAGATAGAATATGGATTGAAATTACAAAAGAACAATTAATTAAATTCTTAAATAGAATTCATATTAAAATATTAAAAACCTTTAATGATTTTCAAAATGCACAAAAAAAAGAAAAAAAAGAAAATCAATCTTTTATAATATTATGTGAAAAAACAACTTATAAATTAATGAATATTGAATTTACAGAAGATCCCACATTATCTAAAGCTAAAAATATTATGTATAAAAATATGAACATTGATATTACTACTTTATAAACATTTTATAAACATTTTATAAACATTTTATAAACATTTTATAAACATTTTATAAAAAAAAATTATTTATTTAAATTATTTAAATTTAAATATTTTTTTTAATATATAAATAATAATAATAATAATGAGTTTCGAAAAAGAAAAAGTAGAAAATATAAATGTAGAAAATGTAGAAAGTAATGATAATTTAAAATTAATTGAACAACGATTTTTAAATGACCAAAAATATAATTTAATTATAAATAATTCACAATTACTAGAAATTATTACAATATTTGATGTATTACCTTATTTTTGTTTTCAAGATGAAACATATTCTGATATTATTTATATTGATTATAGATATTTAAAAATAAATATGTCAAAAGATAATTATACTTCAATCATTAATTATATTATTTCTGTATTTGAAAAATCATTATTCACAAATGAGATGATTACATATCATGTATTTTTTAAATCATTAACTCTTAGTGATATAGAAAATCATTATAATTTTATTTGTGATCTTACATTAATTTTACGAGAAAAATTCCCCGATAAATTAAATAAATGTTATATTTATAAAGCACCTTTTATTTTTTCAAGTCTTTTATCAATTATTTCAAATTATATCGATAAAAATACATTTAATAAAATTCAATTAATAAAATAGTTAACTCTTAAAAATGAGTTCATTTAATATATTTATTTTCAGTTAAATTATATTTTTTTAAAAAAAATTGAATGCTTATTTTTTAAAAAAAATTGAATGCTTATTTTATAAATATTATATTCTAATTTAACAGTGTATATCGCTACTAAAAAATGTCTTCTTCAGCAATGATGACTGTGAATGAAGAGTGTCCAATTTGTATGGAAAAATTTGAATCTAATAAAAATATTACTATCACTGAATGTGGTCATCATTTTCATACTTCTTGTCTTATGACAAGTGTTGCACATAATGGATTTAGTTGTCCTTATTGTAGAAATATTATGGCTAAAGCAGTTATTAAAGTAGATGATGATGATGATGATGATGAAGAAGATGAAGAATATGAAGAAAATTTAAACTCATCTTTACGTGGATTACGGTTTTTTATAAATAATCTTACTAATGAACCTCACGATATTGCAGATATTGAAGAAGAAGAAGAAAAAATGCAAGAAATAATAGAAGAAGAAAAAGAAGAAAAAGAAGAAGAAGAAAAAGAAGAAATTAATATACAAAATGCGATTAATATAATAACTTCTAAATTAAAAGAACAAGGTGTTAATATGGAAGATTTAGTTAAATCTTTATTGATTTATCATGATGAGTATGAAGATAATAATGGAATACAATTATGTGAAGGACAAATATATGGAAAATTTAGAATCATTATTAATAATTTAGAACCATTATAAATTAAATAATTAGATATAAAAATTTATATCTTATCTAATTATTTATAAAAATTTTTTTTATGTTATCTAATATTTTATATATTTTGTATATTTTTAATCTTTAAAATGTTATCTAATATTTCATATATTTTGTATATTTTAATCTTTAAAATGTTATCTAATATTTTATATAATAAAATTATAAATTTTTAGTAAAAAATTATAAAGTATTTTTTTAAAAAAATTGAAATACTTTTTTAAATTATAATTATGAGTATTTTAGTAGTGCCAACCGCAAAGAATTCAAATTCGCAAAAGAGAAATGTCTTCAATTCGCAATATCAGTCTTTTTATCCCTCACGTGTTTGCTAACTTTAGCAAAGAATACGTTCAGGAGGTGATGGAAGAACTGATGAAACTTGGAAAGGTAAGTCGTGTCGACTTTGTCTCAAAAGTCGACAAAAACGGTAAGTCTTATAATGCTGCTTACATTCATTTCCAAGAGTGGAATGATACTCCAAGAGCAATCTCATTTCAAGCTCGTGTTCTATCTCCAACAATAGAAGCACGCATTGTATATGATAAACCTTGGTTTTGGATAGTGTTGGAAAATAAACAATATAATAAAGAAAATGAAGATAAACCTACTACTACATTAAATATTTGTCAATTAATAGATAAAATTATCGAACCACAACCACAACTGCCAGCTATAAATTACAATACTGAATTATCATATCAATCAGCACTATTACCACCACAACCATTCTTACCATTTTTACCATTTTTACAACAACGATATCCACTCCATTATTTATCACCACCACCATCACCATTATTGTCATCTTCATTATCATTATCATCTTCAGAAGATGATGAAGAAGAAAGTGATGATGATGATGAAGACGACGACGAAGACTGTTCAAATGAATGGAATAATGAAACTGAAATAACTTATAATGATGATTTTTCCGATATGGATGAATCTGAGGATGAGGAGGATGATGTAGTAGATGTAGTATATTATGATTTGGAAGAGAATGATCAACAACTAACAGATGAGGATTATAACAGAATGTTGGAATATGAACCAGAATTACTAATTATTCATCAATACCAATACCAAGGAGAAATGATTGCTGAAGATGATGATAATGTGGATGATTTTGAAGAAGTAGTAGTAGATGAAAATGAAGATGATTTTCAACAAATTATACAATATGAAGAAGAATTACAATTTGAGGATTCACCACTTATTACTATCGATAATTGTTATGTTTCTACTTTGGAAGAAGAAAATAATGCGTTACGTTATGATTTATATAATATTCAATCTATTTCACACGAAGAAAATAATGCATTGCGTGCTGAAATTCAACAACTTAATAAACATAGTATTGCGGAGGAAGAAAATAATGCGTTGCGTGCTGAAATTGAACAGATGAGAAATTCTTATAATTTACTACAAAAATCATATGAAAATGAATGCGCTAAAACTTACACATTAACACAGACTATTAAAATATTAAGTAGTAGTATATAACTAGTTAATATAATACACATAAATATAAATATATAAATATAATATTAAAAATTTATAAATATAAATATTAAAAATTTATAAATATAATATTAAAAATTAAAAAAAAAAAAAAAAAAAAAAAAAAAAAAAATGGGTCTTCGGACTCATTTTTTTTTCAAATATAATTTAGTTAAATTATATATTTGTGTAAGAATAATTTTTAAATTTCTCTCAAAATAAAATATGAGAGAAAAATATAAGATTTATATTTTATAAAATATATCATAAATTATAAAGATTATAAAATTATAATAAAATTATAAATTTATAGCAAATCAATAAATCCTTTAATTTATAAAAAATTGAAATACTTTTTTAAATTATAAGTATGAGTATTTTACTAGTGCTACCGCAAAGAATTCAAATTCGCAAAGAAATGTCAAGAGTTCAACAATCAACCGTTCGCAGCAACACCTATTGCAAAATCTGCAAGGATGCAGGTAAGTCTGAGAAAGTATATCTTAATCATAATATTAGATCTTTACCAGATCTATACGGTAAGACCGTAGTAATATGTCCTATACTGAAAAATACAACATGCAATAATTGTAGTGAAACCGGTCATATGACTAAGTATTGTCCTGTGACAAAGTGGAATAATTATGTTGACCGCAAGAGTCAATATGAACAAACACAAACATCACAAAAGACAGTTGCTGCTACTCCTAAGAAAACATCTGGAGGACGATTTGCCGCATTTGAATCTTCATCTGATGAAGAGGATAAGAAGAAAGTTGTCAAGAAGAAAGTTGTCAAGAAGACGAAACCAGCAGTTGTTGAAGATTTTCCTGCACTTCCTCCTCCAGCAGCAGCAACATTTCTAGCAACAGTACTTCTTCCAGCAGCACCACTTCTTCCAATAGCACCACTTCTTCCAGCAGCACCACTTCTTCCAGCAGCACCACTTCTTCCAGCAGCACCACTTCTTCCAGCAAAAACAATTAAAGAAATATTCACTGAAAATTATCCAGAATTAGTTTCATCTAAAAAACCTTCTTCTCAACCAGTTCCTCCAGCAATAAAAAAAAATAATTATATGAATTCATTAAATAATACTAAAAATTCTAATGAAGACGCATTTAGTATGATAGTTCAACAAGGCGCATTATTTCAAAAACAGCATAATGTTATATTAAATGATTCTTCTTCTGATGAAGAAGAAAAAGTAGTAGTAGAAAAAAAATTAGTTAATAGTAAATGGATGTCTACCAAAAATGCCTGGGCGGATGATGAGTCTTCTGATGATGAAGAAGACTTATATACTAAATAAATAAATAAGCATATTATAAATTTTAAATATAGTATAAATTTTAAATATAGTATAAATTTTAAGTATAAATTTTAAGTATAAAAAATATAAAAAATATAAAAAACAAAAAAACAAAAAAACAAAAAAAACAAAAAAACAAAAAAACAAAAAAACAAAAAAACAAAAAAACAAAAAAACAAAAAAACAAAAAAACAAAAAATGAACCTTAGGGTTTATTTTTTGTTTTTTTTATAATAAATAAACAATAATAATAAATAAAAAAATTGAAATACTTTTTTTAATTTATATTTATAAATAAATGTATTTTAAAGAAATGGCATCAATTGTTAAAGTTGATAAATTACCATCATTAAAAAAATCATCTGTATTGCAATTATTTAAAGAACCATTATCATCATCAGCATGTAAAAATAAGATATATTTACCAGAATTAATTACAACATCATCTAAATCTAACTCATATAAATCATCACCTAAATCAACATCATCATCATCTACATCTAATAAACAACAATATAACAATTTAATTTCAATAATAGATAGTAGTGGTAATAGTTGTAATCATAATCATAATAAACCTAAACCACCTGCTACTAAACCATCAAAACAAATATCTAATATAAAAATAACAAATATGTGGGATTCTGATGATGATGATGACAGTAAATTTAATAATAATAATTTTAAACATACAAATTATAAACATACAAATTATAAACAAAATTGGATAGATTCAGAATCAAAAGATGATAAAGATTATGAATATTTATAAATTTTATAAATTTATAAAAATTTGTATTAATTAATAATAATAAAAAATGAATTCTATAAAATTCATTTTTTATTGAAATACTTTTATAAATACTTTTATAAATAAAATTGAATGTATTTTTATATTAAATGAAATAATCAAACGAAACGAAACTGGAAACATATTCGAAAACAGAATGAGTGTAAGTGAAATGAGTGTAAGTGAAATGGATATAAAATTTAATAAATTAATAAATAAACGTTTAATTCATTTTAAAAATTATTTAAATCATACAAATATGGATCATAAGCAATATCAATATGATGGTGTTGAATGGATAATTAAAAATGAACTAAATAAAAACTCATTATATAATATTCGTGGAGGTATTATAGCAGATGAAATGGGATTAGGAAAAACTATTATGTTAATTGGAACATTTTTATGTAATTTGCTTAAAAATACTCTTATTATTGTTCCGCCTGTATTAATAGATCAATGGTATTCAGAAATATATCGTACTACAGGTCATAAAGCTATAATTTACCATGGAAAAAATAAGAAAAAAATTTCAATAGATGATTTACAAAAATCTATTATTGTTATTTCAACCTATGGAGCAATTACTTTAACAAAACAACAATATTTAAACAAAGAATTAAATATACTTCATAAAATGAAATGGTCTCGTTTAGTTTTTGATGAAGCTCATCATTTACGAAATGTTAAAACAATGCAAACGATTAGTTCTAAAATTTTAATTAGTGAAATTAGATGGTTAGTTACTGGAACACCAATACAAAATACGAAAAAGGATTTATATAGTTTATTTTCTATTATTCGGTTACCAGTTAGTTATTATAAAAACTCTAATAATTTTAGTTGTTTAATGCGTAATTTTATTTTAAAAAGAACTAAAAAAAAAATAGGTATTAATATTTCAGATATAATTGTAGATAAACATATTGTAAATTGGAAAAATTTAAAAGAAACTGAACTTTCTGAAGAATTACATTCAGTTTTACCATTTAGTAATGTTTCTCCTATAAAAGGTATTAATAAAATAATGGTGAATTCTATTAATAAAAGTATATTATCTGTAATATTACGTGCTAGACAAAGTTGTATTTATCCTAAATTAATATCAACTATTACAAAGAATTCTTTAAGTGATTTTAATAGTTATAAAGAAGCATTTGATTATAGTAGTAAATTAGATTATGTTATAAATATAATTTTAAAATTAAAAGATAATAATTGTGGAAAATTAATATTTTGTCATTTTAATGAAGAAATTAATGAAATTGCAAAAAGATTAAAAATGGGTGGAATGAACAATATTGCGACATATGATGGAAGAACTTCTCGTAAAAAACGAATTGAAATTCTAAATAATAAAAATGAAGTATTAATTTTACAAATTCAAACTGGTTGTGAAGGATTAAATTTACAATATAATTATAGTGAAATTTATTTTATTAGTCCGCATTGGAATCCAGCGGTGGAAGATCAAGCTGTTGCTAGATGTCATCGTATAGGACAAACTAAAACTGTGTATGTGAATCATTTTGAAATGGGTTCATTTCAAAATGATGAATTAGAAATACATACTAAAACTAAAACTTTAGATAATTATGTTTCTACAATTCAAGATAAAAAACGTATTATTGCTAATGAGATGTATTGAATTTTAAATTATAAATTTAAAAATTTAAAGTTCACCTAAAAAGGGTGTTCTTTTTTTTTAAATATTTAAAATTATATATTTAACTATTTATTTATTTATTTATTTATTTAAGAGAGAAAATATAAAATATTCTTGAATATAATTTTTATGTTTATTATATTGTATAATAAATTCTACAATTCTACAATTAATTATATAATTATAGAATATTTAAAATTTAAGAGAGAAAATATAAAGATGAGTGTTTGATACTGTTGTACTGTCGTTCGGGGCCCCAATACCCCCTTATTCATCAAATAGTTATAATAGTCTTCAATTTGATGATACAGTGTGTACTGGGGTGATCAGCAGCAGTCGCCAGTAGGACACGTATTATAACCAAATTGAAGACTTATTATAACCAAATTGAAGACTATTATAACCAAATTGAAGACATAGTATAACCAAATTGAAGACATAGTATAACCAAATTGAAGACATAGTATAACCAAATTGAAGACTATTATAACCAAATTGAAGACATAGTATTCACTATCGTTATGAGCAGCAGCAGTCACTAGTAGGAACACATAATATAACCAAATTGAAGACATAGTATAACCAAATTGAAGACATAGTATAACCAAATTGAAGACATAGTATAACCAAATTGAAGACATAGTATACACTATCGTTATGAGCAGCAGTCGCCAGTAGGAACTGAACATATATTTTCAAAATTGAAGATGATATAGTATATAGTATAATCAAATTTAAGAATAGTATAACTCAAAATAAATAATATAATATATAATTTAATTGAAAACAGAGAGAGTTTATCAGCAGCAATCAACAGCAATAAAACGCAAAAAAAAATGAGTCCGAAGACCCATTTTTTTTTTACTAATATAACTAAAATTTATAACTAAAATTTATAACTAAAATTTATAACTAAAATTTATAACTAAAATTTATAATTTATTATCTAATCATATTCTTCTTCTTCTTCTTCATCATCCTCATTTTTATGATTGAATTCAATTAGGTTTGTTTTAATATTCAATTTACCAATTACTATTTGATCACCTGTTTTCGTGTATTTTTCATAATCATATACAATGTTTGATTTAACAGAATGTAAATAATATTTACCATTACAAATTATTTTTTTACATTCTTCTTCTACTTCTTCTTCTTCTTCTTCATCATCATCATCATCTTCATTTTCATCTTCTGCTACAACTGGAACTACAACTACTTCTTCTACAACTACTGGTAGTGCTTCTTCTTCTTCTTCTTCTTCTGCTACAACTGGAACTACAACTACTTCTTCTACAACTACTGGTGGTGCTTCTTCTTCTACTACTTCTTTAGTTTTTTTAGTTTTTTTTGAAACTTTTTTGTTCTCTTCTTTTTCTTTTTGTCGTAAAGCTTTTTCTTCTTTTTCTTTTTGTCGTAATGCTTCTTTTTCTTCTTTTTCTTTTTGTCGTAAAGCTTCTTTTTCTGCTTTTTCTTCTTTTTCTTTTTGTCGTAATGCTTCTTTTTCTTCTTTCTCTCTTTGTTTTTTATTTTTGTTATTTAATATTGCTGGTATTTCTTCAACAATTGTTTCTGCTGCCGGTGGTGGTATCTCAACATCAGTATTATTTATGGATTCATCATTTATTGGTAATTCTAAAGTTAGCATTATTGTAGTGTTAGTTGAGTGATTAGATTCAGTGTCTGCGTCTTCGTTGTCATAATCATCATCATCATCATTATCACGATTTTTTACTAAATTTTTAAACAAATCAATATTATTAGTATTAGTATCATCTAATATTTCTATTAATTTTTCTTCTTTTTTAGGTCGTCCTTTAGGACTTTTAGGATTTCCGATTTTTGTATTGTGTTCGTCTTGAGGAGGAGTTAAATGAAATTGATTAATAGTAATATTATATGATGAAGTTTCAGCAATGACAGTTTCCATAGATATTTTAAATTTTTTCAAAACTTTTAAATAATGTGTAGGTGTGCGTCCTAGTGGATCAACATAAGATTCGATAGATTGTTCCATTCTTTCTTGAATTGTGCCGTATTCGTGTATTTTATCATTATTTTTATTTGCTGAAGTCGTGCAAGTTTTGCAAAATAATGATGATTCTTTTTTTGGTAATAAATTGCAACATTGAGTATATAATCCGTGATTCAAGCGTAAAGCGCTGCAATTATGTGTATTATGTTGTCCATTAAATGGTAGAGGATATGTAAATTTGGGAATTTTATCTATTTTGACGACCTTACCTTCTTTTTCTTTGCGTTGTTCGCGTTCGATTTTTGTGTTTGTTAAATTTAATTTCTGTAGTGCTTCAGTAAGATCAAAATTATACAATTCGCTGCATTTGGTTATTGCTTTTATTGCATAATCTTGACACATTAACGCTAACTCTCGATCCAGACGAGTAGTTACGAATACTTCCGCCTCGAAATTTTCACTTGTTTGCGTTCTTGATTGCATTCTTGATTGCGTTCTTTTTCTTTCTTACATATTTTAAAATATATATTTTAAAAAGTATTCAATTTTTTTTTTTTACTATTATTTTTTTTTTAACTATTTTTTTATAATTTTATACTTTTTTTGTTATTTAATTTTACATATAATATTAAAAAAATTGAAATACTTATATATTATTATATTTCATTTATTTTAGAATCGTCCGCAAGAAAGTAATCAATCAAAAATGAGTTCCCCAGTTCAATCACAAAGTTCCCCAGTTCAATCCCATCCAACTTTAAATAATAATAATAATGAAATATTATATCTAACTTATGATAACATATCATCCATAACTGTTATTGATGATGGTGAGGATGATGATGTTCCTCCTCCTCCTCGTCCTCTGATGCGGACTTTGAGTATGCATCATTATTATGGAGCTATTCGACAAGCAGAAGAAAAGGATAATTTAAAAGCACCATATTGTGTATGGGCTGGTGAATTCAATAATTACAGAACCAATACAAAAGAAATATATTATGCTGGTAAGGATGAATCAAATGTATATTTTGAAAAAACTGAAAATGTGAAAATTAACGATTTTTACCCAGAAGGTTTTAATCTAATAAATATTCCTTTACCACCACCACTACTACTACCACACAATGATTTTAGAGGGATGTTATCAATTGAAAAATTGATGAATTCCTTAAATGCGAATTCATCATTTGATGAGTCAGCATCATCATCTGTTGATGTTATGTTAATGACTGATGAAGAATATTTTCGTTATATTAATGATACAACTGATGAACTTACTGATGAACCTGGTGAACAATTTAATATAGATTATCGTTATCAATTTGGATATCATTATAATTATACAAAAGATGATGATGAAATTGCTGCATTTCCTTGTCCAGAAAATCCACATAATGAGGGTTGTTTTTCTACTAATAAATATCCTTAATTATATATAGTAGTTAATAACTAGTTAAAAATTTAGTAAAAAATAACTAGTTAAAATATTAGTAAAAAATTTAGTAAAAATAACTAATAAAAAAAAATGTGTGGGCAACACATTTTTTTTACTATATAATATTTATATCTTTTAATAAAAAATAACTAGTTTAACTAGTTAAAAATAACTAATAAAAAAATGTGTGAGTAACACATTTTTTTTACTATATAATATTTATATTTTTTTAGTAAAAAAAATATAAATATTAATTTAAAAAAATTGAATAAAATAAGTTTTTGAAAATAATAAGTATTTTAAAGAGTTGAACTGAACCGAAGTTTAATTAACGATGAATTCTTCTGAAAACAGAACCAGAATCAATGGAGAAATTACCAAAATTGTCTCCATAATCGGAACCTCTATGTCTTCTGAAAAAGAAGATATGGTACATATAGGTAAAGTACATCAACTATTGATTGAATTGTCTTTTTTAAGACAAAGCGATTCATCGTTGATTGATTTATCTTGCGATGAGGTCGTAGTCTCTTCCGCCGCTGTCACCACCGTGCCTTTGGAAGAAGAATACTACAATCCTTGTGGTGCTTGTTATGAAGAAGACGATGAAGAAGACTACTATCGAAGACACCAATGGCGTGACCAATGGATAGAAGAAGATGAAGATAAAGAAGGTTATTTTTATGACAGGATGGAAATTCACGAATTGGATGTTCCAGAAGAAGTTCCAGTTGTTCCAGAAGAAGTTCCAGCTGTTCCAGAAGAAGTTCCAGCTGTTCCAGAAGAAGTTCCAGTTGTTCCAGAAGTAGTTCCAGTTGTTCCAGAAGTAGTTCTAGATGTTCCAGAAGTAGTTCCAGCTGTTCCAGAAGTAGTTCTAGATGTTCCAGAAGAAGTTCCAGCTGTTCTAGAAGAAAGGGATATAGAAGAAGAAGAAATCCAATATATACGAGAAAATCAAGCCAGATTATTTGATTTATTTGAACAAGAACGACAAGAAACTAGAAGATTACATTCTATTAATAGACTACGACAACAAGAAGAAATGGCTCAATCAATTATTAGTAGTGATCAGCGAGAATATATTAGAGAAATATTTTTACTACAACAAGAAGAACGTATCAGAAAAGAACAATTAAAACAAGAACGTTTAAGAAAACCATATAAAATAAAAGATGTCACCGTATTTATTAGAAATTCACCTTCTACTTTTAAAGAAAGTTGTCCTATTTGCCTTAATAAAAGGGCTTCATATCATATGACAACTGAATGTGGGCATACATTTTGCCGCAACTGCATTACTAATACAATTCAAAAAGTATCTGATAAATGTCCATTATGTAGAGATAAAATGAAATACATTTATCAAAAAAAGCGATATTAGGTAGATAAGATAGTAATTAGATAAATAGTAAGTAATATTTAGTATTAAAAATTAAAAAAAAACAAAAAACAAAAAACAAAAAAAACAAAAAAACAAAAAAAACAAAAAAACAAAAAAAAAAAAAAAAAAAAAAAAAAAAAAAAAAAAAAAAAAAAAAAAAAAAAAAAAAAAAAAAAAAAAAAAAAAACAAAAAAAACAAAAAACAAAAAAAACAAAAAAAATAAAAAAAAATGTGTGGGCAACACATTTTTTTTATGAATATTAAATGTGGAAAACATTTTTTTATTAATGAAATATTTGTGTACAAAAAATCGTTTTTTTATTAATAATTTCTGGGGGTGGTTCGGGTTTCTCAAAATTATAAATATCGAGTATTTCTTTTACAGTATTACTTCTCTCTATATCATTATTATCTAATTCAATTAATTCAATATTTTCTGAAAAATTATAATCTTTATATATTTTTATTTTATTTATTATATCTGATAAACCATTCACCATTTTTAGGTCACTTTGAATTAAATCTCCTGTTATTATCATTCTACTATTCTCACCTAAACGAGTTGTTACCATCTTCATTTGCGATGGACTACTATTTTGCATCTCATCTGCTATTATTATACTACCTTTA